AGAATATTATATTTGAATTAACATAAGTTAGTACTTTTATCAATACACAGAACCATTTTGGATTGATTTTAGCAATAAAAAACTGCACTACGCGTTGCTAAGGTTCAATCCAGCTGAGACCTTTGGGGGCGTTATCCGCTGACCCACGCGGTGCAGTCTATATTTATTTATAAGTCCACATGCAGATACAATAAACGCTGACATTGGGAGTCAGCGGCATCATACCGCCAGATTGATTTAAGCGCTGCAAAGATACGACAAAAGAATGATATTACCAAATTTTTGCCGAAAAAATTTCATTAAACAGGGGAAATCAGTTTTTTCATTATTTGATGAATTTATGAATTTATGAGTTTTCTAATATTTGAAATTTGGTGCCACAATGAGGACAGTAATGCACCGAAGGCAAAGATGCGTTTTCCTCTGCAACATCATCTGGTGAGAAGAAGAGCTTGCGCACATCGCAGCCTATGGCATCAGCAAGTAAGAATAACTTTTCTACAGAAGGATTGCCATTGATGAACTGCTGGATGCTTTGAGGAGCCAAACCAGCCTTCTGCGCAACAGAATTGATAGTCATTCCGTGCTCTTGTATTGCTCTACGAATGTCAAGTTTTGTATTCATTTTGATATAAATATATTTGTTTTCGGTGCAAAGGTAATAAATATATTTATAATATCCAAATAAAAATATAACTTTTTGCGAAAAGATATTGATTTTAGAGAATTAGATTTGTCACATGCTTCTTTTTGTAAAGATATACCTTTGTGTTGTTATTACAAATATCGTTTTAATAGATTAAATATGAAAAGACTAACAACAAGTTATTTGGCCCTATTGACCAATGCCGACCATTATGGTGTAATGCGACACATTGTGGACTATCTGGAAAACAATATGCCGAACAATGAAACATTAAGTGCAGCATTCGACAATATGATGACTGCTCATAATACAAAGATTGATGCGTATGCCCAGATGCGCAAAGACTACACCAGTGATGATCTGAAAGAAAAACACAAGGAAATGGTAGCATATATGTCTGCTATCCGTTACACCTTGATAGGTCACACACACTTACCTGCCATGCAGGAAACTCGTCGCATGGCTGAGAAATTACTTCAAGTCGTTAAAGAGTTTAAGATGGAGTCTAAAGATGGTTACGAAAGCAGCTCATCAAAGGTTGACAACATCTGCGATGATTTTGACAAACATGACGAGTGGTTGACTGCTTTAGGTATTAAGACGCTCACTCAGCAGCTACGCACATCGTGCAATAGTGTTCGCAAGCTACTGGAGCAGCGCATCCAGAATGAAGCAAGCCGTCAAAAGGGACTGATGAAGACTGTGCGACAGGCTACCGATGCAGCCATCCAGCGCACCTATGATGTTATTGAAGCGATGCTTATCATGCAGCCTTCAGAACAGATTACACAGATAAAAGATTTTCTGTTATCAGTAGAAAATCGTGCAAAGCAATATTACATTGGTGCAGGTCGCGGTTTATCCAGCGAAGAGGGAGAAGTTACGCCAACTTCCCCCACCAACGAGTCCGACGCAGAAGCTGGTGCGCCAGGAAGTATCTCGGAGACCACCGAGGGTAAAGATAATAATCAAAATTCCCCTACGGACAACTCCGACAACTCAGATGAATAATTAAATTTATGTTCGGAATAGTCCGTGTATTTTTTATATGTTCATATATATTTCTTTTTATAAATCAGAATAACTGTGTTTCGAGCCATCTTTTGATAGCTCAAAAAAAAGAAAGAGCCGTTTTTCGTGAGAAAAGCGGCTCTTAGCGGTGGCATCGCTGGGTTATACTTAATGTTGTTTGTTGTTTAAATTTTGAGTTTTAATCTCGGAGTCAGAATTTGACGACGGTGGTGGTGTCTGTGGACCAGGTGAAGTCGCCGTCGAGAGTGAATGACTGGGAGATTGGGACTATGGGGACTACGCGGATAGGTTTGATAGAGTAGGCGGTTTTGGTGCCTGCTTTATTGGAGGTGCCGTTAGGTCCCCATGTGAAGGTGTAGTAGTCGCCACTGCCCCAGCCAGTAGCACCGAGAAAGCCTTTGTCTTCGGGTCGGTCGTAGGCGAGGCATCGGGCACCCGTCCAGAAGTCTTCCGGCAGTTCCTTTTTGACGAAGCCGTATGCTTCGCGTCGGGTAGGCATACGGTATGGGTACATCTGAGCTGCATAGGCGGCTTGCGGGTCGGGTGTGTTCTCCAGTGTGATGTCGGTAAGTTCCATGCGGGCGACGTAGATCTGTGCGGTATCATTCTCTGTCAGGAGATATTCGCCGTTGGTAGGGTCTTCGGGGTCGGTATGTGTGCCGTCGTTGTCGTAGATGACGGTAAAGGCATTCTGGAGGATATGGATGTTACGTTTACCATCCATGACCACCGTCTCATCATCGGGCACGAGGGTATAGAGCTGTTGTCCCGTGGAGAGCGTCTTGGTGGTCGTTGCCTTAGCGGGCTTCGCGGAGGACAGCGAGAGGCCGTTGCGCAGTCCGCTGATTGTCACGGTGCCCTCTCCTTTGTAGAGGATGCCGGCTACCACACGTTCGAGCACGATGCGCTGGTTGGCAGGTGCATTCTGCGTGTTAATTTCGATGCTTTTGAGGAACGTGTCGCCCATGGTTTCCTGTCTGAGTACACTACCATCGAGGTAGGCATCTGCATTATCGGTGGCGGCGAATGTCAGTTGGTGATGGCCACCCGTGAGGGTGATGGTTGGTGAGCCGAAATCGGGGTCATCTGCAGACTGCTCCAGCAGCTGCTCTTGATAGCCACCTTTACTGTCATAGATATAGATTTTCTTGAAGTCGGTGATAGCTGCTGCTGATCTCGTGGAACGTGTCTGTGCAGGGGAGAATAGTTGAAAGGTGATGGTTTTGGGGGTGTCGTTGGCATCCTCTTCATTCAATATAGGTTTCTCGCAAGAGAAAAGCATGGCGAGTGCCATGCTCAATGGTAGATATGATTTGTAATTCATGTTGTTATTGTTGTAGCGATGCCATCGCTACATACAGGAACGGGGGAAGAGGAAAAATATTGCGGGGAAGGAAGAAAAAAAATAAACCCAGCGGGGAAACCGCTGGGCACTGGACTTTTATAGGATTTTCTTATTCTTTCGACTATATTCAATCCATTTGAGGGAGGGAAAATAGGTGGTGAGGTTATCTTTGGTGATAGGGATTGTGACCCAATCATCGGTGCCCATATACATGACTTGTATCTGGAACGGGAATGCGGTGATGTCTTTGTTAGGGTAGGTGATTACACCGCTGACCCAAGGGGAGTAGGACTTGCCTGCGTTGTATGGACCAGTACATTCCATGCGTTTGGGCTTGATGAACTCCAGGGTATCATTCTTGATGGCCTGTGTGTAGCCAGAGATTACGTCGCCAACAGCATTGACGATATAATAGTCAACGAGGACGTACTTCAAATCACGGTCGGCAGTTACTTTGAACTTGGTGTTGAGCATCTTACGTCCAGGGAAAGCACCGAAAGGCTCATCCTTACTGAGTTTGAACTTCGAGAACTCCACCTGAGCGTTAGCAGACTGGGGGAACGTTGCTGCAACACAGCAACACACCAAACAAAACAGGAGGGAAGAAAATAATTGCTTTTTCATTGTTTGATGAATTTATGAATTTATGATTTGTTGAAGACCGAAAGGGATGCTGAGAGGACTGTGCCGCAATGCGGACATGTAATCAGAGCAGAGGCACGAGGGCCGTTTGTGCCCGATGGAGAGGCATCGGGAGTGGTGGTTTCCTCTGTGGCATCCTCGACGGGGTAGAACAGGTCGCGTACATCACATTCAAGTGCATCTGCTATCTGATAGAGGCTCTTGACGGTAGGGTTGCCGTTGACATAAGCGCTGATGGTCTGTGGTGTCAGTCCGATGCGCTCTGCAACGGTCTTAGAAATAACTCCGTGCTCACTAAAAGCACGATTAAGGTCTAATTTTGAGGTCATAATCTTATTTTATTTTGTTATTTTTGGTGCAAAGATACGAATATATTTTGATATTTACAAGAAATAGGGGGAAAATTTTTCATTCTGATTAAAATTGGTTCAAAAATAGGGGAAAAATTTGTCACGGTGGAGTAGTGGAGAATAACTATCTTTGCGAAGTAATCATCAAAAAAGGAGCATTATGCCTAAGAGACAACCAAGTGAGCACTGGCAGAAGGTGCGCATGTTCGCAGAGAAGTGGACGTGGCAGGATAAACGCACGGGACTGATGACTGTAGGGTACAATCCCCCTCCTGGCGTACAGAAGTTGGCCAGAGTGCCGTTTTTCGTCCGTTTTGTGACGAAGAGCGGGCGACTGGAGAGCGGCATGGTGATTTCGTTGGATGTTGACCGTCGTAAGCATTTGCGCAGGGTGCAGTTTGTGGACTCTGGTGCTATCAGGTATGTGTGGGACTTTCTGATTGTGGATATTGACGGGACGAAGATCTATGGATAGGACCCAGCCGAGAACGGATGGGCACGATGGCTAAGGTCGCTATGACATAGCGACATACAGGACCAGCGGAAAAGCGCTGGGCACAGAACGAAAAGCGGCGATGCAATCGCCGAACAATAGACGAAACATTTTTCACTTAATACTTTTAGAATATGTTTGGATTTTGGAATCGGTGGCGTAAGAAGAGAGCCGCAAAGAAGAAGCGTAAGGAAATGGTGAAGACCAGTCGCGTGTTTGGTTACTTAGAGCAGCTGTTTGAGTCGAACATGCTGATGTGGAATGCCCGTGAGCGTCGTTTGTATATTGCCGAGCCTTTGGCAGTTGTGTTTATTGGTCAAGGGTGGGAGCGCTGGCGTAATTTCCTGAATAACGCCTACCTTTATATGGTGTGGAAGTTGCAGAATGAGAAGTGGGAGGAACATGCCCGTGAGTTAGAGCAGGCAGCCATCCGTGAGCGCAAGGCTCAGGTGGTTGTATTGCCGAAGGCAGAAGCCGACCGCATCCGTCGTGCTGTCCGTGCCGGTCTTGTGCCTGGTGCCGTTCAGGTGCCTCCTATTGAGCCGTTCGAGTTCTTTGTGATTGCCGACCGCACCGATGATGCCTTGCATGAGGCCATTGCCTTTGTTGGTGAGTATGATCCTGATACTCGCAAATTGGAAATGGTGGCATGGGAGGAGGTTAAGGATGCCGTGGCCAACATTCAGCAGAAAGAAGGATAAAACCCAGCCGAGAACGGCTTGGCACAGTGGCGGAAGCGCTGGAAAAGAAAACACCCAGCCGATAACGGGCGGCTGGGTGCAGGAGTAACGCGAATTTACCGTTGCGGTGCAGCGGTATGGTTATTCATCAGTGCCCGCTGGAGAAGCAGCGGGAGTGGTGGAGTCTTTTTCCTCGGCGACAGAATCGCCGAGCACAGTGGAACCATCAGCGGGAGCAGGAGCTTCGGAGGCGGGAGTGGTGGTGCCTTTTTTCTTTGGGGTTGTTTTCCTTGCAGCCCTTTTCTTTTTGGCATCAGCGACGCGGATGCGGGCATTGATGGTGTCGGTCAGTTGAGCGATACGCTCTGGGTCTTTGCCATAGTATGCCGTATAGGAACAGATGCCTGGTGTGACGGCTGAGAAGAGCGGGCCATTGACGATGACATTGCTCAGTTCACCTTTGATGACCAACATACCATAGTTTTCGGGGATGTCGGCACTATCCACGATGGTTAGTGGCAGTTCCTTTGGCAATTCGTTACGGATCAGTTCGCTTTGGTCTGTTGCCGTTAAGACGGTAAACGCTTTCAGCCATCCACGTCTATGGTACCAAGCGAATAGGCGCAGGATTGTTACGTCGATAGCCGGCAGGCAGATAGTGATGTCGAGGTTGTTGCCAGCGAGGTAGCTTACAGCCTTCAGGATTTTCTCTACTGTCACATCGCCACTTGTCTGGAATGGCAGCCAGTCGTATTTCTTCAGCAGCTGTGGCAGTGTGCTCTCGATGCAGCACGGTTGTTGATAGTTAAATTTTTCCATAATGCTATTCGTTTTTATAGAGTTCTTTATTCACGCACAGTTGTCGCGGTGCATTTTGTTCGATGTTCAATCCCATTACATGCCATTCAGCGTACTTGACAGGCGCAGAAGCCCATTCAGCGCTCTCCAGTTGCATTCCTCTTAGTGCATCCATTGTAGGACGGTCGTAGGTAGCACCCGTGATAGGACATATCCCTGTCCGTTTCAGTTCACGCAGGTATGCCAGCAGATCCTGGACGTAATCATCCATCGTCATCTGAATGTCGGCACCCAGTTCGTCATCCTGACGTGCATTTTTCGCCAGCGAGTAGGATTTAGCCCTGACGAGGAAGTAGATGGCATGAGCATAGTTGACGACGTGGTTATTCGTGCCCTGAGCATCAATCAGGATAGAATATGCCATACACGGTGACTTAGCCGCATTCTGATTGCGCATGAAGCCAGAATTGTCGTTGATGGTACGAATCTCGTAGTATGCCTTATCCTTAGACCCTTTCTTAGGGTCATGGCTGATAGGCTCGTACAATTCCGCCCATTTTTCGAGGATTTTGCTGATATTTGCTTTCATACCTTATAGATTGAGACCCAGCCGAGAGCGGCTGGGCACGGTGACTATTCTTTTTTCTCGTGTATGATCTCCTCCAATTCTTTCTCGTCGATGTCGATATGGCGAGCGACTTTCGAGGTGACAATCTTTTGGACGGCTCTTGCCCATGCAGCGCCATTGCATGAAGACTCATTTTCGAGTATCGAGACAGCCGTGCAGAGGACAAAGATAGCTGCTACATACTGGCCGAGGTGGAGACCTCCAAGGTGTTCGAGCAAATTATCATCCACACCGTCTGCCAGTAGGATGCAGAGCCAAACGATAGCCAGGTCTGATATCATCTTCGACATGTGTGAGGATTTCAGTTTGCCATCGGCTCCTGCGTTCGGATATTTAGCCTTCACACGCCGATTTAATCGCCATGCCGTGAGGCAATCGATGACAACAGCAAACAAACACATAGCGGCATAGGGGAGTGTTGACTCCAGCCATGCCCAAACAATTCCCAGTCCGACAGCAATCTGTCGCGGTACTGAGCTGAAGAAGCTCTGGAAGAATGATACGATACTATTCATTTTTATTTTATTATTATGTTGTTTCTTTTCGAGGTCCAGCCGAGAACGGCTGGGATTGGTGGCTATATGGCCAAAGCAGCGAGTGGGCTGCCATTGATGTCAAGTTGTACTGAGAACTCCACCTGCATGAAGTTGCCGCTGGTACGATCGATGCCATCTACTGTTTCTTCAGGAACGATGTGGCACCCTATCCAATGTCCGTTGATTTTTATCCAGGCGAACTTAGCCATGATGAACTCGTGCATGAACCACGAGTGCCATGCTTCGTCGAGCGGTCCACTACACATCTTCCATGTCTCGTAATCGTTTTTCTTAGTCACGAGTCCTCGCGAGAATGAGTTGAACGTCTCTTGCACCGAGCGAATGAAAGACTCCTGGGTAACGTTCGTTTCAGAGGTACGCAAAGCCTTTACGCTGATGCTTTCGAGGCATCCCAGGCCATTGACAAAGCGGAACTCGTAACGGTCTTTCTGTCCTGCAGGCAGTGCATACACCTGACGGCCATTGACCGTCTGCAATCCCTCGTTGACGATGTTTACCACCGATGATGTAGGTCCTACGGTAATATTTCCACTGCTGACGGGTTGAGCATAGGGCTGAGGGCATACCATGCTCTCTCCTACGGCCACCACCTCCGGCATCGTGTTCGGCTTGCGTGTAAAGTGCTGTGCCGACTTGCTGCCAGCAGATAGCAGACGTTCCATATCCGAGTAGGCACCCATGATGCAATACTGAATGGTGTCAATCGTCACCACGCCCACGTTATCGTGTACCTCTCCGTTCTGCATGTATTCATCGCAGGCAGACAGTCTATATCCGATACGCGGATAGTTAGCAGGCGGGTTGACAGTGTACTCATACTTATCTGCGACAGCACGTAGTGCGCTGCTGATGTCGAACTTCAGGATTTCTCCCGACTCAGCCGGAGAGGACAGCGTGAGGTCGGCAAAGTTGATATCGACACCTTCGAGGAATGCCGATACCGTCAGTTTGACACGATGAAAAGCGCAATCGCCACTGATGACCGCTGCTGTCACCTGATAAGTGATAGGGCTGCCTACGAGTGGTGATGCACCTTGTATGAGTAATCCTTGTGCCATATCTTTTCTTTTATTTTGAGGTCGCTATGACATAGCGACATACAGAACTATTTACCTTCGTCGTCAGATTGTGTTGTCACGCCCGATTTAGAGCGGTCGAGTGTTGTCATTGCCTGCTTTTGCACCTGCCATACCAGGTGGCGGTCCCACTTGTTGAAGCGAGAGAGCACTTCCAGCGGTTTAAGCATGATGTTGATTTGCGGTGATTTCAGGATCAAGCGAAGCAGGAAGCGTTCGCGGATGTCAGTACCACCGTTGCTACCTACGAGAGACAGCGGCGAAGAACCCAGCAGACGACCATCAAGACCCAGAGCCATGAATACCACTGATGACAGTTCAGCCGTCTCTTTCTCGTTGGCTGCCACCACATCCTTATTGTTGCTTTCGATCTCTACAATCTCGAAGCTCTTATGCTCCTTACCATCCGTGCCCATGAATGTGAAAGCCAGCAATGACTGTCCGGCATTATTACGGTTGGCGAGCCACTGGTTAATCTGGGTGTATAGTTTGTCGCGTATCTCAGCCTGTTTGTTGGCATCAGCCTGTGCTTTCTTAGCCACAAACAGTTGCTGCATGTAATCGTTATGCAGATAGATGACACGTCCGATGACATTGCTGTTACGCTTACGAGAGAGGCGGTCTGAGAATATCGTTGTGATGTATTCGTAGATATCACCACCAAAGATAGAGTACCAGGCAGGAGTCGGGTAATATGGGCGACCAGCGGTAGGATAGACCGTCGGCAAAACAAAGTGCGTCGGTCTGTTGTTGACAGATACATTTTTCTGTCGAGCCTCACGTACCTTCTCCTCCAGTGAAGCAAGAGGAGAGGGCACATGGAGGGCAGGTATAGCATTGATAGGCGCGTTATTCTCTCCACCCTGTTCGATGAAGTATTTATCAAGCCATCTTGTAGAGCAGTACACGAAGTTAATCTTACCCATTTCATCCATACGCTCCATGCGGGTCGTATGGCATGAACGATGGGCGATACCCGTCACGCGAGGAGTCCAAGTCTTCGTTTTGACAGGGTTTCCATTCTCGTCGAGGTCTTGCTGGTTCAGCAACAGTTCTGGGAACGAGATACCAAACAGTTCCTGATCGAGCACCAGCGAAAGCCATGTCTGAGCGATATTATTATTATCGAGGAACTTCTGTACCTCCTCATCGGTAGTCTTCCATACCTTATGTGCCTCTTGTAATTCCTTTATCTGTTCGTTGATAGACTCCACAAGTGCATCGTACACCTCAGACTTTTTCGCGCCACGTCCCGTTACAGAGCCAACAGCAGCACCTACACCTTCGCCCGATGAAGAATCATCGGGAGTGGTGTTTTTCTGTTCGAGGTTCAGCAGCTGTGTCTGCAGGTCGATGATACGTCCGCGCAGCCATTGTCCTGCATCCTTATAGCGGATGAGTTTCTGTGTGATGTTACCACCCACATACTGCGTACAGTCGTACATCGGCTGAGGTCCGAGTCCAGCACAGAGATCCGTGTTGAATTTAAGGCCGGCAGCCGTATATGGCAGCATGTGTGTGAGCAGTGCCACGATGTTAGGCAGGTTGTTGCCATAGCCCCATTCTATCCATCCCAGATTAGGCGTACCAATCTTATCCACTCCCTGCTGACTTTCGTTGCCAGAAGAGAAGTATAGCGTAGGTATGGACTTACGCTGAGACTTACCATTTTCGGTTGCACCGGCACGAAGCTGTGAGCCGATGAAGTCGCCCCAAGAGATATCGCTGCTGGGGCCATCCAAATTATAGTAAGAGCGGTCGCCTGGCAGGAGTACCGAGTAGTTACGGCGATGCAGGTCAGCAGCCTTTTTTATGAAGTTGCTGGCCTTTACGCGGGTGACGGGAGCAGAAGTCTTTTTTGCCATAATCTTATTTCCTTTTTAAAGTCGCTAAGACATAGCGACATACAGAACTATTTTTATATTGCAAAGATACAGAATGCGAGTGACGAGGACGGGACAAAGTGATTTGAAGACCCAGCCGAGAACGGCTGGGCACGGTGACGAAGAAAACCCAGCGAAAAAGCGCTGGGCACGGTGGCTACTTACGGCGGGATTGTGCCCTCATTTTGCGGTTTGCAGCTTCTATCTCCTCGTTACGACGTGTGATGTCTTCGAGTTGCTGAAGGATGGTGGAGTAAGGTTCCCTTTCGATGTCCGTTGCAGTGGAGTGGAGGTACTTCTCCAGTGTTGCCGTTGTACGCGCATATAGCATGAGCGGGTTGACAGGTTTCTTGTTGCCTTTCACCTTCTGTACCTTGAACACCTTGGGATAAGTCTGATGCAAATAGTGCATCATGCCCGCCCACCATAGGCACACCAGTTGCCAATCCTTATCGTCGAAATTACGGAAGAAAGGACTGTTATCTGAATGCTGATTAGACTGGTAATGATAATCGGTGATAGTCTGTCCTGTTTCCTCGTTGACAAATGTTATCTTACGATTGAAGACAGTAGCCAGGAAAAGCGCCTTAGACAGATCCATGGCCTTTGTTGCTTTCAGCAAGTCCTTTGCCGACACCTTGCCAGACTGTTGCAGTTCGAGCAAATGGTTTTGCTGTTCGATATACATCTGCATATAGTCCTGAGCGAATCGGTAGCGTCGCCATGAGAAGCCATCCATAAACGTGTTAGGTCCCTTGAATGTCACCTTACGAGAGCACTTACCAGAGCGACGACGGACAGACGGGAACGGGAAGCGCTGCAGAAAGCTCTTACTATCGCTATTCATCCAGTCGAGCATACCAGGCACCATGCGTCCTGTTGCCTGGTCTCTGTGAGGAGTCAGCCAGAAATTGATTTGCCACACGTATAGCGAGAAAGTATCATCATGGCCGAGGACAGAGCGACGGAACCAAGCACAGAAGCTGCGATAGTATCGCAGCATACGGAACCAACGACTATATTCTTCATCGATAGTCCAGGGACGTAGGCGGCAGGTATAGTATTGCTCTTCGACCGCTACTCGCGGGTTGATTGGTTCCAGCACTTCGATATTCGTTAAACGTAGTAATACCCCCACCTTTACCTCCATCATGTCAAAAGGATGGAAACGATCGATACGTGCCGAGCAGTCAGTCAGCACGGCAGCAATAGCACGGAGCGCAGGTAGCGTACACTGGTTCCAGGAGCGGGGAAGGGACAATTCAATTTTAGGCATTTTTATACGTTTTAGAGACCCGCTGACGGAATCAGCGGGCACTGTGATTATAGAACATAGAACTCCACTTCGAGGCCGTTAAGACCATCTTTTGCAGAGACGTTATAAGACAATTTGTTAATGAAGCCCACCATGCCGTTGATGCGGAATCGACGCGTCCAATGGTTTGGCACGTCTGCCACCTGAGCAGCAGAGCACTCTATGCGGACGCGGTATTTACGACGTTTTAGGATGAAGTTCGCATATTCTGACATGAAGGTGTCAAAGAGGCCACGCGATTTGATTTTCTTCTCGATGTTTCCCTGACTATCCACCACGTCAGCATCCACCAGCGGAGCATTGGCCCATTCCGGCTGTACCCATGAGCGTATTTTCAGAGAGAAGCGTTCGCCCCCACCGATGCCAGGAGATACACCGTTATAGTCGTATTCATTGCCCCACATATCGAGGCTGTCAGACGTAAGCGCATAGAGACCAGCCACGGTGCGCCATTTCGAGTTACCAAAGCCGTCGTAGTTATGATCATACGTCTGTATGGTTGCATCCGTACCACCACCACGCATGATAGCGATAGCCAGTCCCCAATCGACCGTCTGCAGCGGACTATTACCATCATCAGAGGATGACGGGTCATAGTTCTCTATCATGCCATCCAGCACCTCGTCGAAGTAGAACTCAGCCACGTTAGATGCCAATGTCTGACGGATGCGTTGCTCCAGGAACTCATGTTCCATTTCCTCATCAACGAAAGCCGCGAGGATAGGCTGTTCCTGGTCAGCATTCAGGATGATCTGATAGCCATCCGACTTCATGGAGCCAGCAGCAGAATTGACCTCATTCTGATAGTTTACATCATTGAAGACCATCGGCACGAAGTCCGACTTTATCTCCTCTATAAAGTCCTCGTTAAGTTCTGAGCAGTCGCCCAGTTCCACGCCCTTATACTGTCCTACCTCAAAGAGCACCGGCTTCAGATCCATTGCCGTTTCCGCGTCGCTGTTTACCTTGATGCGGTACTTATTGCCCGTTGCCTTATCCACATAGACGTTTGTGTTACCACTGGCATTGTTCTGTTGGGGAGTACGGAAAATCTCTTCATAATGCTTATCCGTGATGGTAGCATTCTGGGGGTAGTCGATATAATCGTAGGACGTATCATAGTCCTTTTTGCCGGAGCGCACATTACCCTGTTGCTCCTTGCTACTGCTTTCCGCCGAGTAGCACATGCGTACACCCGTAATCTTCTCAGCAATCTTGTGCATGGAGATTACCCGTCCAGGGAAGTCGATAGGATCCTGTGTATCACGGAACACCTCGCGGACGTAGTAAGCACGTACATGCTTTTTCTCGTAGTCATATTCAAAACGAATACCGAAAGAAGCCCATAGGCTATCCAGCACCGTTTTTACCGACTCTTCAGGGAAGTTCTCGCTGTTGGCATACATACGCATGATATTACCCGATACAGAGCGGCTGTTGACGATAGACTCCACCATAATTGTGTTGACACCATCCTTACCCACCTCTGCATGGTGGCGAGTACCGTTAGAGTCGATATAGTCCACGTTGTTGACCATGCGGTTGCCACCATCATGGAACTCGAAGTGAGCACCCGTGCCACGCGATGTCAGCCAGGCGTTGATCTGTTCAATGGTGGTAAAATAAGGCACCTGGTTCGGGTACTTATATTCCTCATCGTACTTACAATGCGTTGTGAAGAAGCACAGGTGACGCATATCCTCCACCTGGAGCAGTTCGCTGTTATCGAAAGACACGCCCAGATAAGAGAAAAGACAGTCGAGGAAATACAGGACATAGAAGCAGATGCCCGACTGCTGACGGTCAGCATCCAGCACCCAGTATGGCCATTTATTCTCTGGTCCACCCCTTTTTGTGAGCGGATTGATTTTGTTAGAGGTCTTTTTGCCCTCCTCATCCAGTCCATAGTGATAGTAAGCCACTCGTGCATTGCAATACTTCGCGTTGGGGTACGGTTCACTAACATTGATAAAGCTCTGACGGATGGACGGCTTATTACGTTTTTTACCATCGTCATAGTTGATGACAGAAGCCACAATCGCTTCCTCCTTACTTCCTGTGGTGTTACACTCTGCAGGGCACGAGAAACCCAGTGCCTGTGGTGTGAAGACCACCTCAGACGAATCCGTTGCCGACGGCCATGTGTCCGTGTCCGCTTTCTTACCATCCCATGTGATATGTACGTGATACTGGTAATTGATAGCAGCTGTGACAGCACCAATCTTTTCGCCAATCAGGATTTTATCTTTCAGAGGGATGTCCTGACATTTCAGGTCGCCTATGAGGTCGTCGATAGAATGGTCAGAAGCTGAGATATTCATGGTCAGCGCACCGTCTATCTCCTCATCCTCTGCAGTGACGAGCGTACCAGAACGGAACGGCTGGTTATCCACCACGATACGCATTTTCGTATGTTCGAGACCTACTGGGCGATCGATGTTCAGCGGGTCATCGATATTGCCCAGCAAGAAACGATTACCCTCCATAGGCATCCTACAGGGGTATGAGAACATTTCGTTATCGTTGAAGAGCGGATTTTGGTCGTCGATGTCGATGCTAAAATCATCGGGGAGGTTCAGCGGGACTTGTTTGCCGTTCTTCAGGGCTGTAATGGCGATATGACTGTTCATATACTAATTATTTGGCTGCGATATTATCGCAGCATACGGGACTATTCTATGACCAAGCGAGCCTGGTCGTTAAGTTTGATACGTCGAGAGGTGAAACTATTGATTACAGCATCGTTATAGGCGATGATGTCGAGGTGCCCTTTGTCGTGAAGGACACCACCAGCGACATAGATGGTTGTAGAGTCGTAGCAAGTGATGTCACCTTTGCCGTTGACCACGGCACGGTCACGAGCGATAAGTGTACCCTGTTCTATGTTCGCACGAGCAGAGCCACACACAGTCACTACGGCACGGTCACTGTTGACATGGACGCTGGAGTTGTCGGTGACAGTCACGGGGAGGTCGCCGAGGACATAGACACGATTACGGCCATGAATTACGAGATCCGATGGAGAAGCTGTTTCACCCGATGGAGAATCATCGGGCATGGTGGCGGGAGCATCGCCGATGAGTATCATGGCGTTGGTGGTAGGACCCAACGGAGAAGCGCTGGGAACGGTGGCTGCATCGGAGGGCGAAATGGGAGATATAGGGTTTTCAGGATAGATGCCGACAGGCGGAGCCTCGTTATAATAGACACCGGCACGAATGATGTCATCACGATAGACGGGGTAGAGGTCAGCAAAAGCCTTGATGACCTGTTCAGGTACTTCGTGTAAGACACCCGCCCAAAATCGCTGCCATGCCGTCACCAGTTCAGGAACGGAGCGAGCAGCCTTGAACTGCTGTTGCGACTCCATGCAGTTGTCAGACTGAGCCAGGATGCCGATGCAGAGCTGCTGAAAGCGTAAGAAATATTCGTCTTGTTTCATATTCTTTTGTTTAGGACCCAGCCGAGAACGGCTGGGCACGGTGGTTACATCTGGACTATATTTGGAATGGAGATACCATTATAGGATGCCGTGATGATGAAGTTGACGATAGGACCGTTACCCCATGACGGCGGCATGTCGTCGTTGTTGATGCGGATGGTGCGCGTCTGTGGTGTTGACGGCCAGTGAGCGTTAGGCCATCCCTGGTCAGCCTGACGGTCAGCAGGAGTACGAGTATCAATCTCTTCGCCATAGTTGCCCGTATAGCGTGACCATACCCAATCAGAAGCCGACAGTTCGTTAGTAATGTCGAAGTTGCCACACAGCAGATGCGGATCGAGGAAGAGGTTGACGCTGCCAGGATATTGCACAGCCGATGTGATGCGCTGTCCGCTCTCATTGTAGAAAGCAATGGATAGGTCGTTAGCACCATATACCATGCCCCATGATGTGCTGAGCGGATGCGGTTCCTCTCCGAGTGAGGAAGCCACCTTCAGATACCACTTACAGCCACCATGCGTGACGGTGGGGTACTGACGTGGTGTGCGCTCATATTCCGTTGTAGAGTCCCAAGGGCCGAGGAATGTTTCTTGTGGATAAGCACGAGAGAGCACGAATGATGCCGATGTCGTATAGGTGTCAGTGGTAGTGTCTGTTGTCACCTGACGTGAAGCAGCCACTACGAATACGGCACCTTTCTCCGGCACATCAGAGAACTGGAAATATAGCGCTGACGGTATGCCGGAAGGGTATCTCTGAGCGATAGCCGCATTCCATGCTGTATCTGCTGCAGCGTTACCCGACTGACGGGTGATCTGCAAGGTGTAGTTGCCGGAGATAATGCTACCCTCCACGTCACGTAAGATGAAATCCGCCCGTTGCTGTTCACCATCGGCAATGGTGCCATCAGGTCGAGACAGTTGGATGTCGATACGGTCGGAGAAGCGCGTAAACATATCGACGACACCATAGATGTGTGCATCCTTGGTTACGAAGCCTTCGCCCGTAAACTCCTTGCGGGTGATTTGGCCGTCGTGGTCTTCCAGCATCGTGAAGCCCGTGAGGTCGCCCCAGCCACCCATAAAGGTATGTTCGCCCCATTCCCAGGTGTTGACACCCTCGAAACGAGCCATGTAGGACGTGGTATATACAAAGAACTTCTGACGTTCTGGATGATCCGTACCAAAGTAACCAGATACAGAGAGTACCGACCATTTCTCAGGAGCAGGCGAATAAGTAGCCGGCGACGTATTGAACTGACGCATCTGTACGGTTACGAGACCGTTCTCCAGTATGCGGTCGCCCTGTTGTGGCACATATTCGCTATCCTGAGCGATATAGTAGGTTACATCATCCACCACACGTTCGATGACGTTGGTCACGGCAATGGCACGGGCATAAATAGACTGGAATCCCGCACGGTTGATGTTACCTCGGCGGTCGTCGCTGTTAGCAACTGCATTTTTGGTACCATCCATATTATGCCAGAAGCCACGCAGGATGTCGTTGACGATGAACTCGCCAGGTTCGCCATCGTTCAGATCGAGTACAAACTGGCAGATGTGGTTCGTCTCATCATTCTCGATGACCTCTTTTACACGGCCTTTACCGGCAGAGTCCCAGCGAGTACCCGCCAATACCTCGATACTGTTGTATTTGAGCGTTGGTACAGACAGTTCCTGAGACAGTTCGAGGGAGCGGGCGATGATTGTTCCATCAGGAAGAATGCGCACACCCTCACGAGAGCCGATGCCTACCTGTATATCTTTTTCATAGTCGCCAATGGTCACGGTACGTTTCAGTATCGTTTCCCCTTTGACATGGATAGAATTATTGAAAGTGATGTCGCCATGCGCTACATCATCATGCGTAGAAGACAGCCAGTGGTCATCCGCATACTTAGGTGTTACCAGCGTGTCGTTAGAAGTTTCAGGAGTGTTTTCGCCTGCCACGCCATTGATGATGTGGCCATGCAACACCAACTGTGTGATGTTAGCCCATGAAGCCGTCAGTTTCTCAAAGATAGCCTCACTGATGGTCTTCAGGAACTTCACCATGTCGTTGGTGGCATTGTATTCCCACCACGAGCCTTCACCACCAGCAGCAATGGCTTCGTCGGAAGCCAGTTTACCACAATCAATCGTTTGCGTCCATGTGCGGTCCTGTGTGACACCACCTACACGCGAGGCACTGATGATACCCTGCGTAAAGATGTAGTAATAGTCGGTAGGGCCAATCTGTTGCCCCTGAGCATTACATCCGTAGATATCCAGTTCTTCGGACGGGAACACCAGTTGTGCGCGAACGTCAACAGCATCGGACTTTGGTATAGCGATATACACCCAGCGAGGGTCATCATCGTGGAATACCGTTGGTGATGAGACCAGCGTCCATCGGCGGTAGTTGTGTCCGTTGTCGTACCCCAGTCCGTTGATGCCCTTCATGTAGCACATGATCATAGATCCATCCGCGCAGTTTGCATGGATGAAGTTACGGTCGCCAGCAGCATTTAGTTGGATAAATATCGCGCTGGTAGAGAACCAATAATCAGATGGGCGAGCTTGGGTCATATCTTAGAGTGGGAGAGCGGGTGTTACGAACATTACGGCATCATCGCTATTGTTTTGGAAGTTAGGCGTATAACCGCCAGAGGAAGAAGCATCGGAAGTAGCGGCGACACAGAGCGGTGACGTTTTCAATGCTTCGATAGCGGCCTCTGGTAAGGATTGCTGATGTGTCTGGATATACTCTGAGAGGTCGGTGGTGAGACGTACCGCCTCATTACGAGCAGCCTCACGTCGAGGATCAGTAGTCTTCAGCTGCATGGTACGCGCTTCGAGGTGGTGAGCAACCGCCTTACGGAGTTTGTGGATGATGCGAGTGAGGAGTTTTTCGTCACCCTCGCTGGCAGAACCAGCGAGCGCACTACGGTCAAGAACACGCGAGCGCTCAATGAGGTAGTCGAGGAAATCTTCTCCGATGATAGGTGCTATGATGTCCTCCTGGATATAGCGGAGGTCAGGAAGCATGGTGATGAACTTCTCGCGAGAGTCGTAGATGTTCAGATATTCCTGCAGGACAGTGGCAGAGGGGATAGCAAGAGAAGCAGCCAGGTAGAAGTAGCGGGAATGGCCCCACAAGGATGCTATCTCTGCTTTCTCGGTGGAGGGGTCGGGGTCTTCCTCGGCAACCGAATCGCCGGACGCAGGAGCGTCGGGAGCGGGGGTATCACCCGATGGAGAATCATTGGACACAGTGGCTTCATTCTCGGCGACCGAATCTCCGAGCACAGGAGAGGAGGGAGCGGGAACCAGTGGATTTTCTGGGTTAGTGGGGGTTGCTTCTTTGTACCACTGTTCGAGCATGACGAGAAGCGCATTGATGGCTGCATGAGTCTCTTTGATGCAGGTGGACTTATACGCCTGGATAGCCTTATCATCCGCTTTGCCGTAATCGTCGGCAGTGGAGATATTCACGCCAGAGCCATTGACACTCACGGCCTGGATGTCGATGGCACGTCCGAGTGCATCGAACGTGATGATACGCTGACATACGGTGAGCAGCTGTGCGTATGGCGGCATGTCTTCGCCATCGGTTACAGACTTGATGAACGTAGAGATACCATCCTCGCTGTTACGGAGGTCGCGGTAGTATTTTACCAATGCCTCATAGAGCGGGGTGCCCAGTTTTTCGAGCAGGGTGTCCTTTTCAGAGCTTGCGATGTAGCCCTGAATGGAGTCGATGTGGTCGATGGCGTTTGCCGGTGAGTAGAGACGCAGCTCTTCAGTTGTTGATATCAGCATAACTTTTTCTTTTTAGGGCTGCGATAGTATCGCAGCATACGGAACATACTTTTTATGACACAAAGATACGAAGAAGAGGTGACGAGGGTGGGACAAAGCGTGACGGCGATGCAATCGCCACACAAGAGACGGAACATAAAAAACCCAGCCGAGAACGGCTGGGCACGTTGGTTAATATTTCTGGCAGTATGATAGGAGCGCTTCGACATGCAGGCGTGTGATAGCCTGACGGCCTTCGTCGGAGAGGAGGAAGGCCACGTCGCGCCGATTGTCCTGGAAGAGATTTTCCGTGAGGACGGCAGGACAGGCAGAATGTCGGAGCACATAGAGGTCGGCCTCCAGGTCGCGGTCGCCATCCGTCTTATCCATGCGGAACGGCACCTGCTTCTCTGTATAGTCGCCACGTCGTTTTCCCTCGTCGATGATGCTAACATACGAGCGCAGGTTGGTGATGGCTGCATCATAGAAGCATTCCGCCAGCAGGTCAGCCTTTGTTTTACCACGAGACGTGTAACAGCCCCATCCGCCAGCGCCATGCCATTTGCCGTCATCGCCAGCACCGTTGACGTGGATAGAGACGTAGAGACAGTTTTCGACACCATACTTCTGGCAGATTTTGTTGACCTGCTGAGTACGGTACACCAGTTCTGCTGACTGTTCAGCACTATACCCCTTACGTTTGCGGGCCTCCGTCCATGCTGGTAGCGGTTGCATAGACTCATAGTCCACGAAACAAGTGTAGCCATAAGTCTTTTCCATGATGGCTTTAAGGTCAGCGATAATCTCGCGTGAATACACAGCCTCACGGAAAGCACCATCAGGCGAACATTTGCCTGGTGTGCTATCGAGGTGAGCTGTACCAAAGATGATAATTCTTTTCATTATTTTATGAATTTATGAATTTATAAAGTTATGTCAGAATCTCAAAGTCGAACTTGTTATAGATTATGAAATCCACTGAGCCGTCATTTCGTGAGGAATCGTCGGACACATCTATATCGACATAAGTTGAAGAGATAGTACGAATAGAGCCTTTTAATGGTGAAGACGCATTATAGGCAAAACCACGTCCTGTAAGAATAATGCCGAGGTCTGTTGAAGGCGAATTAAACCAGTTGTTCGGGAAAGTCAGGCGATACCAGCCCTCTCCCTGACGAGAAACCGATAGCGTAGAACCATCGAACGTTCTATAATTGCTCAATGATGCGCCATTAGGACTACCATAAATAGTGCCATAGCCCAATGCTTTCAGGTTGTGACCATAACGACGAGAAGATGCCAGGTCGATACGATCAACGACAATCCAACCATAGAACGTACTACTGTCACCATAGCCGAGCAGTGTTATCAACTCACGAGACACCGTAAGAGCCGTTTTCAACAAACCATCCTCAAAGAAATACTTACCTGATGGTGCGCCAAATTCAGCACGGCCTTCAGCAGTCAAACTGCCCCACTTATAGTTGACGATATGAATGACACGGCCACTCTGCGAAGCGTCCCAAGGTACAGAGTAAGCGTCAATCCAACCGCCACCACTCGAAATGACGGCAATGTTGTCGTTGAAATCCGTATCAAACGAACCATTCACTACAGAGAAAGCATTACGAAGCGAGCCACGCACAGCCACATTATAGAACGTACCACCACGAGCACTGATGTTATTGTACGTTCCACCATTAGCCGTGACGTTGCCATCTTCGTCGAGCGTGAATTTGCCGTTAGCGCCACGAATTTTCGAGACGGTGAGTTTGTCGGTGAAGATCTCTTCGGCAAACATGGCATCAACGATGGCGAATTTGAGGTTAGAAGCCTGTTCCCAGTGTTCGGTGTCGAGATAGGGCTGTGTGGTGGAGAGGTAGCCTTGCGAGGTGGTGCGCTTCTTCATGCGGTACCACGTCTTATTCGTGTTAGAGGCACTGATGGCAGCCTGGATGACATCACGTTGACCATTGCAGTAGAAGTAACGCTCTCCTGAGCGCCACGAGCCACATGGGTTATGGTCGCAGTGCATGTCATTGTCGCCCTCATGTTCGCACCAGGGCGTAGCCATGATACACTCTTCCAGTTTGGGGTTGCATATCTCCACGTAGGTATTGAATATGCAGAAGAGGATTTTTTGGTCGGCAGCCGTTATCTCAGACTTAGTAAGGAACGTGACAGAGTGGTGCGTCCAACCGAGGTTGTCTGCCAGATCATCGTCATTGTCGAGATACCACTGTATGCCGGTATCACCAGGGAGGTTAGTCTTTACCACGCCATCGACGAAGTAGGTAGTGCCACCAGCCACTGCAGACGGATAGCAGTAGGTATCGAGACGGCTGTTGTTGGAGGTACAGAGGACACGCCACCAGTTGACTGTTACCGACTGTCCTGGGTCGCCAGCATGACCTTGCGTTTTGTATGCGTAGAAGCCTAACTTATAATAGCCAGCCTGTGAGACGGTGAGAACACTCGTAGTCACTGTACCATCAGATGTGGTGTCGATGGACGTTGACACAGAGCGGCTCCAGTCCTCCGTCTGTCCGTAGTCGCCAGAATACCATAGATAGCCACTCAGGTTCACCCCAGCATCCTTAGCAGCCTGAGAACAGTGTCCGTTGAACTGGAACTTATAAGAGCCAGCCTTCAGGTAGATGTTTCCGAAAAAGAATCCGTAGGTGTCGCCCGTGACATTGACATAGCGGCGTGTGCGGCTGTAGAATGACAGCGTGTAGTAGTTGGCAGGGCGTATCTTACCGACAGAGCCAGGACGATACACGAGCTGCTGGAGCATTTCGGAGTATGTGTTAGTACCAGGGAAAGCCCCCCATGCGTTATGCTGTCCTCGCGCCTGTGGCACCACCTGTCCGTTGGCCGTCATCCACTTATTCATTACATCCTCAGAGTCGAATGCCGTCTGTTCGAGCAGATTAGGCTGAATGCCCATGTTATACACCTGTACCAGTTTGATGATGTTCTTATTCATCGACGTGTCCTCGGTGTATTCGATATGTTCGCACTGCCAGAGGTAAGGTTTAGCATTGGTGGGAGCAGTAGGACATCCCGTAGTGCCCTGCTTATACCATCCGTTAGCCGTTGTGAGCGGTGTTGTCGGTGGGGTAGGCGTACCAGTCAGGCAGTAGTAGAAGTCATCGACGCTGATGCCATTGCCAGGATCACCTTCTCCTTCAGGACCACGCGCACCATCGGTGATGATAGGTATTGTCTCACGATCGAGGCGTACAGAGCCAGAGACGCTACGTGCGCCACGCCATAGTTCAAGTACCACTGACGTATAGCCATTGTTCGGGTACCACTGAGACACCGTAATACCAGACGTAGAGAGGATAGACGATGGCGATGCAGCCCCGTTCCAGTCATAATAGATATAATAGCCAGAGAGAGAAGAGTAGTTCGTGGTGACGTTACCCTTAATCAGCTGTATTTGGCTTGTGAGCGTGTAAGAACGTGTGTTGATGTTGCCATTAGCGTTACGGTCAAAGGGTAGGGTAGTCTGAGAGGGCAGCAGTTGATACAGTTCTGCATCCTCTCCCTTGCCACCACTCTTAACCGCACAGACCGTGAAGACAGCCTCACGGGTGCCATAGGTAGCATGAACAGCCTTAAAGGTTATCTCAGATATTTCAGCAGGTGTCGTATCAGCAGCAATCGTGATGACAGGGTTCAGCGGGTCGTCGAGGTTGACCGTGAAACCCGTCGGGATGTTTTCAGCCGTGATGGTGCATGACGAGCCAACGGGTGTTGTGCCATAGTATGCCTGCAATCCGAAAGTCAGCGTCTTCAGCGTTTCCACCTTACCCTGTTGATTGACGGGTATGGCAGCCATTTCATTGTCGATGTCGATAGAGAACGCATTGGTACCCGTGTTACCCTTCTGTCCGCTCTTGATGACAGGGATAGTCTCACGGTCGAGGATGAGCGCATCCGTGACATTGTTAGAGTTAGTGGTCTTGGCGATACAGAACTCATACGCTGTTGTCGTTGTTGACGAAGCAATAGAGAGTGTTGCCACGTATGCGTTCCATGCACTCCATGAGCCATTAGAGAGATAGCGGTAGAAGATACGGTAAGTCGTATCAAATGCAGTTGTCTGATTAGCCTCCGTCGATATGGTGCCATTGTAGTTCTTAGAATAGCCACAATACAACGAATGAGTCGAAGGAGTCAGTACATCGCTGCTGTTTCGTGAGAATGCCAGCGAGTGCTGAGACGGCAATACCTTATAGATAGTTGGTGAAACACCAGGCGCACCAGAACGCAGTGCATTGAGCGTGAATGCCACCTGGTATGTCTTCTGATTGTAGGTGACAGGGATCGTAATGATGTAACGCTCATCAGCGAGACTGGTGTTGGCTGCAAACTGCCACGAGAGAGACACCGTGCCCGATGACTGCGACACGGTAGGCGTGACACCCGCCAGTTTGACGGATGCAGCTGTTGGTGCTGTGATGCCCGATGTGATCTGCGTAGCACCCTTGTAGAGTTTTGCATTGACGACGATGGTAGTAGCCGTTGTCACCTTTCCCGTGCTGTCACATGGCAGGCTATCCATTTCGTTGTCGAGGTCGAGCACGATAGCATCGTCACCATCGCGTCCCCAGACAGTAGGACCAGACACCATGTATTCCGTTGTGGTGTTGTTATTACCATCTACATAGACGGTGCGCACACACTGGAAGAGGTAACGGTTCGTCTCAGAATACCCAGACTGCGAGAGAGCAGCCCAGGTGTTCCATTCGTTGTCATTGGTAGGTGTAGCGGGTACAGAGCCAGTGGTGTTTGCCTTGAAGCGTGTTGACTGGCTCTGTATGCCACGTCCCGTCAGTCCTTCGGCACCCTCTGCAATCACACGGATGTCGTGTCTTTCCACCTCAATAGCGCCATAGAGCAATACAAAGGTGATAACCGACACGTTAGCCGTAGAGACATTGGTGCCGAGCGTATAAGCAGATGCCGTGGTGTCACGATATACCTGGATGCTGTAGCCAGCAGGCGGTGTAGTCTGACGTTCGGCAGAGCCATCCGCATTACGCTTGATAAGCGAGCATGAAACGTTAGCCGGTGTTACCGTATCATCCTGAGCCTTGATAATAGCCGAATGAGACGGCACCAAGTCGTAGTCATAGCCATTCTGTCCGAGAGAACCGCCAAACTCTATGACAGGATCGAGGTGCGAGCCATCCGTAAGGTACGTGATGCTCTTATGCCATAGATACGGAGCGGCGGACGTAGGCACAGGAGCCTGCTGACCCTCCGGCACAAACTGCCAGCGGGAGTCGTTAGCGGCAGGCTGTATGCCCGAAGCCTCGGTGATATAGTAATTATCGATATGGTCCACAGAGACCGTTGGTTTCTGTGCTGTAATGGCGAATGTCTGCGATATGACTGGTTTCATACTATTTCTTTTAGGACATTAGGAAGCTGTGACGATGCCGTTAATCTTATAGCCGTTAGCAGCTATGAAGTCGTAGGGCACAATCATGGTGGCACGGTTGTTAGCGATGGTCACTTCAGGCACGTTACCCGTGATCTCGTTCTGCTGTCCGTCGTAGAGTACGACATTGAATGTGGTGTACTGCGTATTGATGGCCGTTGGGTCCTCCATGGTAGCCACCCACATTGTAACGGTACACTGTTCACCAGGAGCCAGTTGGCCGCTGAAATCCGAATTGGTGCCATTGAGCGAGATATACAGGAACTCAGGATCCTGCGTGTCATCGATAGAAGCGAATGCCGTGGCCACGCGGTTGGTAAATCCGCTATCCGAGAAGAAGTCACAACGGATGATGATGTTATCCGTCACGTCAGCCTCGTTGATAGACAGCGAGCGGGCGTTACGTGCCGCCACGAACTCAGTGCCAGTACCGGCGTTAAACCATTTTGTGTACCAGGTGGCAGGCGATTGTCCGTCGTCGCCATAGAGAGAGGCAGCGATGGTTACAGTCTGTCCCTTATCAGTGATGATAGCCGACTCAGGCGAGAGCAATCCCAGGAAGCCCTGTGTGGTCATCTGAGCAATCTTCACATCGACAGCACACTGGAAGCCCATCTGTTTTCCAGCCACCTCTACTGAGCCTTCGTAGCCAATCACATCAAGGTCGATATTCGTAGGACTTGCGAGGTTGCTGATGATGGTAAGACATGGCAGCTGATAGGAGTTACCACCCAGTGATGCCGTTGTGGTGCCCACCTGGAACAGCGGATCTCCGGCACCGTCGAGGAAGTTGGTAGATTTATTGTCCTGTCCGAATACGATTTGCACGTCATTGTAGAGCCATTTACCATTGACGATGCCCGATGCCGAGATATACTGTACTCCCTTACGGATGACAGGGTATATCATGGGTCGAGTGGACGTGTCCGTTTTCCAGTCAGGAATGCAGCGCTGTGTGCCAGGATTGTAGTTCTGTGACAGCGTACCACTGATGCGAAGAGAGCCTTGCACGGTGACACCCTCCTGGAGAGCCGTCAGTGCGAAGTGGTTGGAAATATTATTCATATCTTATCTGTTTAGGACCCAGCCGAGAGCGGCTGGGCACGATGGTTAGAACTAATGACAGAGTATGGCCGCAATGAGAGTGGTGTAGCAATACACTTCGAGGACAAAGATACCTTTGCCGTTGAGCCACTTAGGAAGCGGTGCAAACAGGAAGTATATGAGCGAGAACCAGAGCAACAGCCAGTAAGGGCTGATGATTAGCACACAGAGCTGAGAGAGCACTCCAGCGACGATAGCCAGTACCGAGTGGGCGGTGTTCGGATTGTTCCTGATGAGCGGCATGGCACCGATGAAAGCCAGTGACGCGATGAACAGGAAACCGACAAACTGGAATATTGAGCCTTCCATTGCGTCGAGCAGAGCCGGTACGGTGCCAAAGGCTACAGACCAGATGAACAGCGTCCATAGGAACTGATAGTTACGCGGCAGGTTGAACACCATGTGCGACACCGATGCCGGCAGTTCCTTATGGATGTAGATCGTCGTGCCCACATAGAGGACTGTTATCAAAACCGAGATAAGAAGCAATGTTGTCATACTATTGGGAATTAGGACCCAGCCGAGAACGGCTGGGCACGGTGATACAATTAGTTAAAGACCAACTTGGAAGGATAGCCAACGGTGAAGTCGTAGGCAATGACCGCATCAGACACCTCCATAGCAATGATGGAAGCATGGTGAGACGCTATGCAGTCGTAGCACTCAGAAGCATACACTTCGAGGGCAGCGAGCATCTGCAGACCATCGTCGATGTCGAGCGTGAAAGACTGGTTTTCGTACCAAAGCGTCGAGGTGGTCTTACCCATGGCCTTCTCAGCATTGAGACGTGCGATGAGACCATTGCGCGTGTCTTTGTCGAGCCACATATTGACACCCTTGTAGGTGAAGAGGTTGACCGCATCCGAGTTGTCGTAGGTTGCCAGCTGTGCCAGTTTCATCGTCTTAGCGATAGCGAGGCGGTCGCCTGTGAGGATGCCTGCATCCACGAGCATCAGCAATGCCTCTGCAGCAATGGCTTCAGCCACCGTGTCAGGCAGCACTTCGCCGTCATACTCATGTGTGAGCAATGCAGCTTTGATACGCTCAATGGTAAACGGGTTCTTCAGACGTACCACATAAGCACGGTAGAGAGTACGAGTTTCCGGCTCCTGACCAGCAGGGGTTTCCTCTTGTGGATTGACAGGCACCTGTTCCTCAGTCACGCCGAAAGAGATACGCAGGACATCGCCTTCGATGGTGGCGAGGTCGAGACGCTCAAAAAATTCTGACTTTTTCATAATTCTCAATTTTTAAAGGGTTATTATTTCTTTATTTCGATGAGCCAGCCGAAAACGGCTGGAAACTACTGTATGGCGTAGTCGGGTAGGCCAGAGGAGTTTGTGCGAACGATTGTTCCCTTGAACGGAAAGCCATCGTGAGCATTGATGTAGGACAGCGCCTGTGTGAGTTTCTGGTTGTTGGTGAAGAACTTATATTTTTGTCCGTTCTCCTCCACCTGAATCACTGTTGCCGGCTTGTTGTACTTCGATTTCACGTCAAACTCCACGTCGGTAAACACCAGCTCGCGTCCACAAAGCATCGATGCCGATACCTTTGTTCCTTCGAGTATGCGTTTGCCCTCTGCGTCCTTTTTCTCGAATGTAGGTACATTTAGTTCCTTGTAAGATTTCATATTCATTACAGCACACCAGAGACTAAAACCATTGCAGTGCATGAGCCATCCTTTGTAACTTGCAGCGGCGCGATAGCGTTTCAGCGGGTCTTTGATGCGGTGCATCTTCCGCTTAAACTTCTTTTTCATCCGCTTGCGCAGCAGCGTGTGTTTGAAGAAAAACATGTAACCCACGAAATCGAGGCGGTGGCGTTCGTCGATGATCTGCATTCCGATATTCTCATGCAGTGGCTGTTCCATAACATCCTCCGCATACTGCTGGATGAAATTTACCGCTTTCCATACCTCTTTCTTATCGGTACCAATGATGACCATATCATCGCAGTATATCTCCATCCACACGTCAAAGAGCATCATCACCAGTCGGCATAGCGGACATGTGTAGTAGTTGGCTATAGGCTGTATTGGGAACAATCCGATGCCCAGTCCCTTTTCACATGCCGTTACTATCTCACGGATGAGATAGCGTACACCCCGATCGCCAAACTTCTTTGCCAGGTGCTTATAAATCTTTTCCTGGTCAATATTATGGTAGAACTTCACGAAGTCCAGTTTGACGAAATAGATGCGGTCATTATGCTTGCGGTGGATATCGATGTATCGTTTGGTACGTCGTGCCGCGAAGTGCATACCCTTACCTTTGATAGATGCCGAGGAGTCGTAGTAATACGCCCGCATCATGGTAGGCATGATGACCTGCATCAGTGCATGGTTCTCGATGTGGTCAGGAAAGTATGGCAGCTTGTGAAGCACTCGATCCTTTCCGCATGGGCAGTGTCTGACACACTCATGCCCAGGAGAAGTATGATAGGTCTCAGTCTTCAGTCAATCATGCAGTAAAGAGAGATTGCCTTGCGGGTCTTTGTCGAAGAGACGTACCCCTTTATGAGCATCCTTACCACGTCGTGCCTCGATGTCGGCTTGACGTAGGTTCAGCGGGTCATAGACCATGCTGATGCGTAGTTTGCGGTTCTTTCCGCGCAGGCGTTTCTTTCGCTGATAAGCTAATTCTGCCATTGTTTCTCTTCATTGTGACACATGATATTCCAGGGAGGGCCTTCTACATTTCTCGGCTCACGGGTGTTCGGTATAGACGTACAACTGTCTTGCTTACTTGCGCGAGGGGACTCTGTTGCCCGACGATGTGATAGTGCATCTATATGTCAGGCTCATACCCAACGCCTTTTATCTTTGCTCTGTCAGGTAGAGAGGACAAAGCGGGAAAACCGCCTTGCCCTCGCTTACCCTCCATCGAGACCGGCTCAATCGTGTGCTCATCCTCTTTGGCTTTCGCGAAGTCAGTGAGGACAAACAGTGGAAACATATCAGATAACTCTTTTTTGTTCAATGTAGATGTTCAGGCGAGCGCCGATGTTCGTGTTCGAGTTCGAGAAACCGTTATTCGAGTTCGCATACGAAAGACCGCATTGCGCACCGTTATTCGCGTTACCCCCGACGTTCAGCAGCTCCACGATATGTTGCCGTTTGCTCCGTTTCCCCGTTGAGCTGTAGAAGGCTCGAACAACCTATGTTGCTATTCTCTTTGGGGAAGGAGTCTATCAGTTTGTATGTTCAGGAAGTCAATCCCTGACATCAAGTGTCTCAGTAAGTCAATTTTTTATGGATGGTCACGCTCTTGTGACTTCACCTCTTGATGTGACTTTTTTTATTGTTAATACTATTTTATTATTTCATTCTCGGCGGCGGAACCGCCGAGCACTTTACAAAGAGGTCGCGAGCCAGAGGCCGGCTGGCCTATGATGTAACGCTTACGCGTTAATCATGGCCACCAGCTCCGCACCGCTCACGATTTCCGGCTCTCCGTAGAAGGCCAGGCGAGCGCCGACGTTCGTGTACGAGCCCGAGAAACCGTCACTCGAGCCCGCAACCGAAAGACCGCACTGCGCACCGTAATTCGCGCTACCCCCGACGCGCAGCAGCTGACCACCCGTAGCGAACCAATACCCGTCGCAGTAGTATGTATTAGAACCGGCACCAACAGCCTGGCATATCATATCCCAGTATTCGCCCAGTTCCATGCTCTTAGCATAAGTACCACTGCCACTCTGAGAAGAGAGAGCACAGATGAACTCACGTCCAGTAGCAGTATTGCTGACGACGTTGCCATCATAGACGATAGCATAGCGCACGTTATCGCGCATTTCAAAGCGGATGCCAGGACGGAACTCCCACAGCTTACCCCATAGATCCTCGAAACCGAAGAGTTTTACAGGATATTGGTCGCCAATGGTAGCATCGGTGTAGAACACCTTACCAGAGCCATCACCCAGCGACTTACAGAGGCCCATAGGCACGTTACGAGCCGCCTCCCATGAACTTGTCTGGAATCCGGCACCAATGACCTCCTGCGAGTTCAGAGAGCCATAGCGAGCCTGGAAAAGCGCATTGATAAGGCAGAAGAAACCATAGTTGGCCAATCCCCATTGTGTGCCGAGCTGCTGTGCGCAGTTCCAGAATGCACTCATCGTCTTAGAATGACCAGGAGCCACGTTCGGGCGTGAGTGTCCGGCACCGCCACCATCGACAGACATCAGGTAAGCACCTACCCAATGAGGTGAGCCAAAGACATGGCCACCATCGATAGGCACGAGACCGCCAAAGTTCAATGTTTTGTTCTCTCCGAGATAGTTACAGTCAGGCACATGGATCATCGTTTCACAGGCTGCTTCGATAGCAGCTGTGACAGGAGTCGCATCTGCGAACTTATCCCATGTAGAACCATTCAGTTTGGCAGCATACACTTTTCCGTCTTTACGGAAGAACATATAGCCACCCATCTGTGTCTGATAGAGTTCTGCAGCACCACGATTATTGACCGTGAATGCAGGGTTAGAGTTTTCTTCCAACGTGTGTTTGGAAGCGAGCGCACCGACCACCGTAGAGGGAATGGCCGCATTTGCAACCTCAGATGGCAGCGCCTCGTAGAAGTTGCTGGCACTGGTGACACACAACACGCGAGCGATGCCTTCACCAGGGTTGAGGGATGTCTTTGCTTTCTTCATTGTTGTTTTTATTTAAAGGGTTATTATGTACGAATGGCGATGGTATTGCCGTCGGACAGCTGTATCAGTTCTCCGTCTTCATCAGCAAGCACATCATATACCGTGCGTAGAGATACATAGGGGTCAACGAGATATTTCACGCCGAGTGTGTTAAACAGGCGATAACCAGGCACCGTGACCTCCAATCCATATTCTCCGAGCATTTCAGGATCATCTGTTGACCCTTGCTGACGTATGCCCCAGTTAGGCATGAGCCAATGACGTTTCTGTTCAGGAGTCATGTCGTTATGTTTAGCCACATGCACCATCATGCCGAATGTCATCCATGCCGTCTCAGGGAATACACGATTGCCACCATAGGAGAATACCGTAGGCAGTATCTTTGGAAAGCGCCATGCGATAGAAGCCGTAGCCTCGTTGTGGATGTCAGGAGCAGCCGTTGAAGTGCCGTTGGTGACACCGATACGGCAGCGGACCAAAAGATCCTCTATGAAGTCCATATCGACCGCCAGTGTTGCACTGTTCTTACCGTTGACATACCAGAGGCAATCATCCCCGATAGTCAGCCATGTAGAACCATTATTCAGCGAGTAGTCCCAGAACCATGCCACCTGAGCCGTCTTATCCACACCACCCAGTCGTGCTTCAGCCTCGAAAGTATAGATGGTGGAAGCAGCAGACAGCGGGAAGTGCTTACGGGTACGGTCACAGAGGATGTTGATACTCCACTGTTCGTCAGCCTGCAAGACTGCTGACAGCGAAAGCGTATCAGACATGATCTGAGGCGCAGAAGTACGCGTATCTACGAAGCGGCATTCACAATAGACCTTGACACCATTCTGATGTGTGAAGTTCTTACGGACATAGAGCAGATCACCCACCAGGTAATAGTCAGCCGTTGTGTCAGTTGTCGTTACCTGCGTATCATTGATATACCAGTATATCTGAGGCACGATGCTCTGCACATCCAGGTTCTCATCCACATCATAGATGGTATATTCCGCTTTCAGTCGAAGCGTGCCATCCGTCTGTTGCCCATGTGCATCGATGACCGGCGCAACAGTATGGTCCGGCAGCCACTCCTGGGTAGTCTGTCTATAGAACTGGAGCGACGACATGCCCCCCAGTATCACAATTTTCATGGCCGTGTTTAGCGGTCGGAAAGTCGTAGAGACAGCAAACGGTTGTGAGTTTTGGAGTTGTTTCATACTTTTGCTTTTAAGACCCAGCCGAGAGCGGCTGGGCACAGTGGCCATTACTTAGGAAGAGCGAGCACGTCGTATTCAGCCAGCGACTTGATGACGTAATCGACGATGACAGACGGATTGATAGATATAGCCTTTCCCTGGGCATTGATAGCCAGCAGACGCGTTACGTCAGCGCCACTGTTGGTAGCAGTAGCCGATAGTGGCACATAAGTAGTAGCAGCATCTGCAGATTTCAAGAATGGAGATAGGTCGATCTGTCCCACCATGGGGTCCCATAGTGTACCGTTCCACACGTAGTTCGTGCCAGCGGGAATGTCACCATTCGCATCCACCACGTTATACATGTGACCCTTCTTCATGCCCGATGCAGGCAGATGAGCAAAGTCCTCCACCTGTCCCTCGTAAGAGATAGCAGCACCCAGGGCGATAATCTTAGCCAGCAGCTCTGCGATAGCCGCCTGTACCTGAGTTGCCACCAGTCCGACGATAGCCGTCAGGTTCACGTCAGCCGCCTGTCCCGACTTACCAGCATCAGAAACCGTCTCATCAATGATTTCGCGTACCTTTTCTTCATCGACTTCGCCACCACCGCCTTCGATAGCCGTTACCGTAGCCGATGCAGGTTTCTTGAATACCGACAAACGATACTGTTTGCCCTCTTCAGCCTTGGTGAAGTCGTAGCTGATTTCTTTGTAAGTAAAGAACGAATCTTTACGGATCCAGGAGTTGTTTTCTTGCAGCTCATCAATAGACACCACGTAGTAGCCTTCCTTGCTGTAGGAGACAGCGATGGTGTTGTTACCCGTAAACTGGTCTGAGACGAATTTCGGGTGGACGTAGGAAAATTGCAGTTCAGTCATATACGGAAAGTTTTATTTTTAGGCAAAGATACGAAGAAGGGGTAACGAGGGTGGGACAAAAAATCCCAGCAGAGAGGCGCTGGGAGTGGTGGAAACCCAGCCGAGAACGGCTGGGCACAATGACTAATCTCCAAGGGGAAGACACATGCCGGACATGTTGGCGAGGTGGTAGCGGCATCCGATGTATAGCGAGTCGAAAGCATCCGTGCCGTCTGTACGGTATTCGAGACGTACAGAATCATCCTCGCTCTCAGAGAGTTTTTCACCCGCTTTCCATTTGCGGAAGCCACGATAGGACATCTGCACCTCGGCAGTGGTGAGTGCCACAATCAGCGCCTCGTTATTTTCACGGTTGATGCGGATAGCCGGATAGATAGCCCCAGCCAAAGACTCGTTGATATCCTTATACTTCTGCTGATGTTCGACAGGCGCACCCATATCGATAGCACGGACGTTCCAGCCGTAGTTCGTCAGTTCAGATATTACAACATCCTTAAAGTCCTCGGCACCCTCCAAGGCATAGCCACGAAACTTAGCCGTTGCATCATAGAAAAATACTACCTCAGTATTTTTCTTCTGGTGAGGTTTATAGTAATGATGCCAGTCGGCCATCAGCTCACGCAACTTACGTTCGTACTTCACGTACATAGAAGACAGGACGTTAAGGCACTCCTGGTTGTCGCGTTTATACAGTTGGCCCGTAACTACCCAGTTGATGTTAGCATTATAGTCGAGTGCGATATACAGCGGCAGCGCATCCATCACGTCACCATCGAGTGTGCAATCCTTCAGGTTGCCCAATCCGTAGAAGTCAGGTGTCTCGTATTCCTCTTCAACGGCAGAACCGTTGAGCACACTCGTAGCCTTTTTCTTGGTGATGCTCTTATCGATGGCAGGGCAATCGTCGGGAATATAGCCATGAACATTCTCGATGTCGAGATTGGAGTAGAAGCCATCGTTAGACTTCTGAATCTTCTTATTAAGAATACTGATGGCGAACACGACCGGCGGAAGGTCACGCGCCATTCTCGCTATATAGGAATCACCAAGGATGTCTATATTATCGAGACTTGATGCCCTCCAAAAGCAGAACGCATTACACTGCAATTCCCGTATCTTACGCTGGTAGGGTTTCGACTCCGATATCATCATCATGTCGAAATCCTGTTCAGGAGTAATGAGATACTTATGGCAGAACAGCAATTCCGCTTCATCAGGAGAAATCAATTTATAGTTGACGGCCATTTCGAGCATGGCCTTATTGATGCGCTTGCCGTAGTTTGGAAGAATCTTAAACGGTCCCTCATGGTTGATCATCATCTTAGCCTTCGCCTGGATAGCAGCTATCTGTTCAGCCGGCAGGAGGATAGGCACACAGCCGTCACGCTTCGCGTTACGGAGCAGTTCGTTGGCCCACATGACACGTTCTGCATAGTCGGTGAGCATGGCTTGTATCTCACGATACGTCTTATTCGCATAGGGACCCGTTTCAGGGTGCATATCCAGTTTGTCCTCTTCTTTCTCCAGCCAGTTACCCTTAGCCGTGAGCGAAGCATCAGAAGCGAAGAAAGTAGATTTGAAGAGCGGGTTAGAATCAGAGAAAGACGGGTCTCCCAACGGATGTACGATACCAGACAGTGCCGGCATGATTTCTCCGTCGATTTTCGCCTTAGACATAAACTTACACTCATCCGCCACGATGCTGTTGGCCGTGATAGAGTTGGCCGAACCCGTGACTGCGAGTGAGATTAGTTGCCAGATAGTGCCATTAGCAAACCAGATGACGTTATCCCAAGTCTTAGGAGTGATGACAGGTTTCTGTACCCATCGTGGCGGTTTACCCCATCCAAAGTGCCGTCCCTCCTGAATATTGAAAAAACGCTCAATGGCCGCAATGGTTCCAGGGACAGTACGTGTATAGAGCTGTTTACGAGAGTTACCCAGCCACAGGTTAGTAGCACGAGGCATAGACTGACTGACACGATAGATACGAGGTCCTATGGAGCCGTCCGTCTTACCGAATCGTCGAGCAGCCAGCAGGCGCACATCCCTCGCATTCGAGTAGTAGATGCGCTGCTGCATCGCGTTCATATATACATCACGTCTTTCTGTGGCCATCCTTATAAATTCTCGTCAAAGATATCCTTTTCAGGTTCTGGTTCAGGTTCCTCATCCGGCATCTGCCATGTACCGTCAAAGTTTTGTATCATGTTGACCACCTGTTTGTCCGTGAGACCATAGCGACGGGCAAACTTCTTTTTCTCCTCGTCGGTATAGTTTACACGGTCGCGCTTCACAACCGATACATCGCCTGTGATATTGATCTCAGCCTCCGGCATCTGTTCGGCAGCGTTCTCTTTCTCCTGGAAGTTGTTGTTGAGTTGCATCTTCAGGTCGGCACCAGACTTGACAGAACGCGGGTCGCCCATCTTCATTCCCTCACGTATGAGCCAGTCGGACGCATCCTGTACCTTAGCCTTCTCGATATTCTCCGTAGGCACGTCGAATCGTCCGATGATATGGTTAAAGAGCGCCACATCATTGGATATCTCAGTAGGAGTACGAGGCACACCAGGCCGGATATTCATGGCTTCGACATACTCTATTGCCCTGGCATCGCCATCTGCAGCCTTTTTGAGCAGGATAGGATATTCACGGGCAGCGATACGTCGCATGATGTCAGTGGCCCGTATCTGTTTGTCTTGCAGCCATATTTTGTACGCTTCATAGGCGAGGAGCGCACGAAAACGCTGATCGGGTGACATTATCATCTTTTCGATGGTGATGCCACCTAACAGCCAGCGTTCCACTTTATCAAAGTATTTTTCCGATGGTTTTGACATGATGAGAAGTGAGAAGTAAGAAGACCCAGCCGAGAACGGCTGGGCACTGTTGTTATGAGCGCATCTTAGCGTAGTGCTTACGCTTGCGCAAGTTCTGTTTATCCTTGCCTGTGCGCATGAGATATTCGCCATAGTCCTTTAGCGACATGCCATAGTTGCCCGCCATGAGGTGAGCACCGAAGGGGCCATAAGGATTGTTAGCAAACGTGCGTACCACCTTTGCAGGAGTGCGTGATGTAGCCCGCTGTCCCTGGTTGACAGTACGCTGTGTGGCAGCTTTCTGTTCAATTTGAGGGCTATTAGCCTGAGCCGTCTGTTCGATGACTTGCTGACCAGCAGGAGAAGATATGAGACCGCCCATGACAGCGGCAGCGCCTGCTAACATTGCAGACAAAAGACCTTTCTTTTTCATTGTTATTTTGGTTTTTTAGGACCCAGCCGAGAACGGTTGGGCACGGTGGTTATTTATGACGGCGATGCAATCGCCTAATAATTAACGAAGCAGAGGACTAAGCCTTTTTTGAGGCATCCTTTTTTGCAGCCTTTTTTGCCGCTTTCTTTTCGGCTTTCTTAGCCTCGCGAGCCAGACGTTCAGCCTCCAATTTCGGTTTGATGTTCTTTTCACAATCCTCCTTGGCCGCTTCGAGCACGGGGAGGTAAGCCTTTGCTTCCTCTTCTCCGATGAGTTCCACCAGTTCGTTATAACGAGCAGTCATGGTCTCGATGCGCTTAGGCGTATTATCCTTATCCTTACGCTGGAGGTACTTGACGATATCATCGACCGCCTTTTTCTTGGCTTCTGCCTTTTCGCGAGCCTCCTTTTGTACGGGGTCGGACTCCTTAATCATTTCGATAACCTTAGCCTTGAAAGCCTCCTGGTTCTCCACCTTATCCCAATAGGGACGAAGCGTAGTGCGGAGCGCCTTTGGATCGACCTTCTGAGCCTCGATAGACGCACGGAAAGCCGTGTCCTCTTTGAGACGTACATATACCGTGGCCATTTCGTCATCTACCCGTTCGTAGATACCCTCTACCTGTTTGGTGAGACGTATTGCTTCCTCAGAATACGGTGCCACCTCCTGTTCAGGTTTGCCGGCGACAGCCAAAGCCTTAGCCGTAGCATTCGCATTCTCCTGGCGAGTACGCAGGTCACGTATAGTCTCGATGGCCTGTGCCAAATCAGGTGACATGAGCCACTTCAACTGATCGAGGTGCAACATGGTACCACCACCCATAGAACCAGCCACCGTCTCAGGAGCGGCAGCGTCGATAGTGGGGATGTCGGCCTTTTTGCCGAATAGCGTTTCTTCAGCCGCTTCTTTCTCCTGACGTTCTTTCTCTGCAGCGACGGCACGAGCAGCAGCTTCCTCCTTAGTAGGACGGCCTACATGCGGAACGAGAAGAGCAGGGTCGGTGAGATCCACGGCAGGCACCGATGTCTTCAAGTCAGCGGTAATCTTATCCGCATAGCGACGGATGAGTTTTCTACGACCAGCATAGTCTTTGAAGCGCAGGGCCTCGTTGACGAAAGAGCGGAACAAAGGGAAAGCCGCAATAAGGTTCAATCCCTTCTCAATTTTCTCACGTATGCCTGACGTGATAACCCCCGCCTTTTCGATGGCAGGCAGATCTTCGGCATACCAGTTCTGGTAATCAGCGAGCCACGCTTTGCGTTCCTCTGCTGACATCTGAGTGAAATTTTTTGTTATCATAATACTTTTGTTTTTAAGACAGCGGCACATCCACTGCATACGGAATTAAGTTGATGCAAAAATAGGGGAAAATTTTTTGGAGGTGGGGACAAAAAAAGCCCTACCGATTGAGGCAGGACCTTTTTATGAGGGGAAATCCCTAAATTATTAAGGATTTGCAGGAGCAGGATTAGCAGAAGCCAGGAGCGAATCCCAACCATCGTTAGGAGCAGTGACATAGAGATTGTCATACAATACACCATTGAGGTGGAACTCCAGGGTAGTCTGACGGTCATCAGAAGTAGCAGCGCCGGTGTCGGACTTAATACCACCCTGTTCAGCCTTTACGCGGCGGTTAGGATCGTACATAATCTGCGTGTCGCCGGTGTTGCCATCAGGAACGATGATACCGATATTCAGATTGTTCAATGCACGAGACAGCTCAGAGGTCTTCTTATTGACCGCCTCGATGATTGCATTGTAGGTGAGGTTATAGCCACCGTTGGGACCCTGGCTTTCACCTTGGATCTGCTGGCTCTCATCCTTCAAGTCGAACTTATAGAGACCCTTACCAGACTTGAACGTAGGAGTAGAGTAGGTATTACCAGTCAATTCGAGTGGTGTGAGGAGGTCAGACTTCACGAAGTAGTAAGCCACCGCAGAGGTACCACCGATATTCTCCAGGCAATTTTCCTCGTTCAAATAGTTGTCGAGGTTAGGGCATGTTACTGTATCAGCCATAATCTTGAAATTTTAATATTTGACGTTTAGTGTTTATAAGTACCCAGCCGAGAGAGGCTGGGCACTATGAGAGAGGAGATTACTAGTCAGGAGCGAAGAATGCGGTGATAGCCATCGGCATACCTGTTGCTGTGATAGAGATCTCAGTGTCGGTCTTGCCGTTGCTCCAAGAGACAAACTTCTGGTTGTTACCAGGAATAGCCTTCAGCGTTACGATAGCGTTAGGAGCGAACTCCAGCGGCGTGTCGTAAGCCTCGTTATTCACCTTAACGGTACCAGTACCGTCGATATTCACGACGAGCTTAGAGTTCTCGTAGTCACCATTGATGACGTTCTCGGCAATCGAACCATCGCTGATAACGAATGCAGAAGCCAATGGGTTGAAGATACGAGTACCCTGGATAGACTGAATCTGGAAGATTACATCCTGAGCATCGTCGTCAGAACCGAACTGTACCTTTACGAAGGTCTGGTTGTTCTCAGAATCCACGCCATACTGGAGGTTGTTTGGAATAGTCGCCATGAGACGAGTACCGACACCCCAAGCGTCAGAAGGACAGAACTCAACACGAGGCATCTCAGGCACGGTGAAGTTGCCGTTAGGCAAATAATTCACCTTAGCATTGCCGTGATACTTGTTAGTGTAACCCTGGGCGATATAGATACCGCGCAGAATGTCACAATGGAGCTTGATTACCTTCTGAGAGCGCAGACGAGCATCCCACTTGGTGTACCACTCCAGGACAGTGTCGAAAGGAGTAGAGTCGTGAGCGTCTTCAGGAACTCCGATAGCATCACAAGGAATGAGGTTGCCGTTGGTCTCGCTGATGATACCATCTGCAATGTCGTGAGCAATGTCGGTGTGGAAACCATCGTAGAGAGAGAGCTTCTGCTTGGCTTCGTCATTCTCTTCCTCATACTCCATATTACCGAAGAACAGATTACTCTTCAAATCCTCGGCATACGACTTCAGGATGGCCTCACATGCGACCGTAGAGAGAGGATAGTCGCCACCGGCCTTACCGTCGGTACCGAAGACCGTCTCAACATAGTTGTCGATATTGTCACGGTAACGGTTCCAGGTCAGCTTTGCGACCAGGGTGCGCTCCTTCAAGAAACCAATCTTGTTCTCCACAGGTGTACCTACCTTCTTACGACGGGTAGTGCCACCCTTACGGACGAGCAGATGGTCAGTTTTCTTGTACTGAACGCCAGAAATTACCTGAATGCCGAGGCGGTCGAGCAACTCAGGATCTTCGTAGGCAGGACCCATAACGATCTGCTTACCTACTTGCTCGGCTACGTGAGTCAGTGCCTCACGTCCGATGAACTCAGGTGCGTTGTTGTTGTTAGGCATAACTTTGATTTTTTTAAAGAGTTAATAACTTGAAATTCATTTTTAGCCGCTGATCTTAGCCATGTACTCCTTACGGATGCGCTGGTTCTCCAGAGGCGACTTGGTGTGGTCGTATGCAGGCATACCACCCTCTACCTTCTGCTCCTGAGCACCCTGACCATTGTTGGCGGGAGAGCCGGCAGGTACAGCGGCAGCAGCCGTTGTCAGTTGCTCAATCTGTCCCTTCTGGTCGGTGATGGTCTGGTTAGCAGTAGCCAGTTGGTCTTTCACCTCTTTCAGTTCCTTCTCAGCCTTCTCGCGAGCAGCAATCTCTGCATTGAGTGCAGTGGTGTGCTCCTCTTTGAGCGTGTTGATGGCTTGCTCGTGTGCATCGTTCAATTCCTTCTCACGAGCAGAGACGGCATCGTTCTTAGTAGTCTCAGCCTGGCCGACCTGTGTCTTCAGGCTCTGGATCAACGTCTGAGCATCAGCCTTTTCCTTGGCATTTGTCTCAAGTGTCTGGTTAAGTGCTTCGAGCATGTCGGGCACGAAGTGAGCACCCTCGGCGTTCACTACCAGCTCATCTACGCCACATGCGGTGGCAATCTTTTCGTACTGTTTCATATTCTCGTTTTTTAAAGGGTTATTCTTTTCTCCCTCGGTGGCAGAACCACCGAGCACAGTGGCACCCGTGGCAGGAGTGGCAGCGGTGGCAGCTTCGGCTGCTGGTGCAGGGTCCTGTTCGGGTACATCATCTTCAGGAGCGACAGGAGCGACGCGCTCAATCGGCGTAGCGGTGCCGTTGGCCACCTCGAAAGCACGGGTGATAACCTCACCAAGCGTCATCTGGCCATCACAGAGGATGCCCTTGACCTTTTCAGCCTCGAAGACCTTACCATGGATATGCTCTTCCTTAGCAGCAGGAAAAGCCTTTTGGATGTCCGAGCGGAACTGTACGCCATCCTCCTTCAGTTCGTCGATGAGCACCTTATCATTCTTCGGGTCATCGGCGAGGTCGCGGTACCACTTATTCTTATCGTAGGACTCTGGGTCGTAGAGTTCGTGGAACGTCTCGTTGGTGTACTTGTTGGTAGTGCCATTCTTCTCGGTGTAGAAGATTGCCATCACGCCGATAGAGCCAAACATGTCTTTGGGGTGCATGTAATAAACCTCGTCACACTGAGAAGCCAGGTACATGGCAGCAGAGGCACAGAGACCATCGACGAAAGCATACACCTTCTGTCCGCGTTCATGCGCATAGTCGATAGCCTGTTTGAAGTCGTTGATAGCCCAAGCAGAACCACCAGGCGAGTTGATAACGAATACGTGCGCCTTGCAGAACTCGTTATTTGCAGCCTCCATGAGCCAGTCGCGGAGATCCATCGAGCCATAGGAGCAAGCACCACCTTCACGGGTGATAGGACCTGCCACCGGCATGACGTTTACGAAAGGCGCATCCATGTCTTCCATCCACCAGCGGCTTTCCACCTTACCTTGCTCTGTTACCTGATACTCCTTGATTTCGGGAGCAGCATCCTCAGAAGCCTTGGTGAGCTGCATGGCGTATGGCTTTTTCTTTTTGTCAAACTCCAAAGCGATATGACCATTGAGGTTCTGTTCCCACATGGTGCGAGAGCCATGCACGTACTCCGGCATGATCATCCACTTCTTCGTTGACAGAATTTCGAGTAGTCCATTCATACTTTTGCGAATTTTAATTCTACGGCAAAGGTATTGAATGCGTGTGATGAGATTGGGGGCGTTTTTCGATGTGAAATGAGCGTTTAGGGGGAGGGATGGCTGCTAAAACATAGCAGCATACAGCACAAAAAAGCCCAACCGAGAACGGCTGGGCTGAGTGGTAGGAGCGGAGAGACACCAGCGACTGAATCGCTGGGCACCCTATACATTATATATATATTAGGAGGCGGAGAGTATGACTGGATGCGACATGGAAGCCACCTTCACTTTGACGATGACAGACGAATTGGATGACAGCTGTTCGTCGATGTCTATGGTGCTGGCATTAGGAAGTGCGTAGGACATATCCCTGGCACCGTCAGCATGAGTATAGACACAATGGAAATCGTGCCCCTGCAATGCGTCAACAGCCCTTTCTGCAAGGGTTTTGTCGTTTTTCAGCGGGATTTGCAAATCATGCTTATAGACCGTTCCTGCCTGTTGGCGACCAGTTGAAACCTTCAGTGTAGGATTGTCCGTCATTTCGCCCTCAGTCTCTTCCGACACAGAGAGCGCCACCGACAAAGCCGGTGTACCAGAGAAAAAGTTGTTTTCCACCAAAGACTGAATGCTGATGGTTGGCGGCACAGGGATGGAGCATTGGGAAGCCGGATAGATATCGATGCGAACGATATCATCCAAACGGGACTCACGGCAATTCAAATCGTTCATAATTGTACTTTTTTTATGGGGTTATTTAAATTCTGCAACAGAACGTGACACACTGTCAACATAAAAAACACGAAAATACAGTTGTTTTTAATCTTTTTTGTTGTTTGATTTTGAACTTTTTTACATTGAAAATTCTTATTTCTCATCATCATATTTAGGTAGGCCACCATAGCGCTCATGTTTATCGATGCGCGTAATCAAATCGTTGCCGATAATGGTAGGATCTTTGACCAGTTGGCGAGCCTCCTGTTTCCATCGATAGGAGAGGCGACGCAATCCCTCTCGTTCGTTCTGATTGTGCGACACAGGTATGTCGTATTCCATGAGGAAGCGCTCCAGTATTTCCACGTTAGAGCGTTCGATATGATTAGCCTTTGCAAAGATCTCGTTTTTCTCCACGAAATCCATATAACGACGAATGAAGTTATTGCGTAGTATCTGGCGCAGTTGGTTGGCCGCACGAGTATCGAGCGTATATGACTTGCTGATGCGCTGTACCCGTCCGTCGATGAAGACCTCACGAGGCACGGCTATACACAGGAACTCGTAAGCCTCCGTCTTTGTTTTGTTGGGCAATCGTTCGAGGGTGCATATCTCGGCATAGGTGAGATAGTCGTCAGGGTTGCGATTGATGATTGGTTTGCCACCGTTAGGCAGTCGGCCACGGAGCATGTTCTGCCATGAAGACTGAGAGTAACAAGAGGCACGATGCTGTTGTGCTTCAGGCACAATACGCAGTCCATTGGTGAGCACCACATATTCCTCAGTATATTGTGAAAACTCGATAGGTGTGGTCATCGGTAGCGACTGACCATCGCCGACAGAGCGCATGAAAGCAGCGACATATTTAGATGTGCGCAGGTAGATGTTTGCCATAATTCCAATTTTATAATGCAAAGGTAAGACCCGCTGACCAAATCAGCGGGCACACTATTCTTCTTCTTCGATTTTCAGTTTCAGTTCGTCACGGGTGATGTATTCGTTGCAGACAGCAGCTGGGAGGTAGGTATGGACGGTGAACGGGTTAGCAGCCACGATGACCAATGTCTCACGGTTGTTAGCGCCCACCTCAGTCTGCGTATCTTTCTTGATCCATGCGGTGACGATGGAACGGGCATCCTTGATATCGTGTGCCCAGCAGACAAACTTACGTTTCTTTACCCAGGCTTCCTTGTTGTTGGTACCATCCACCCACATGTCGGCACGGGCATAGGTGGCCTGTACCTTGAACGGCATCTTGACAGGTGCATCCTTATCCTTTTCCAGCGCCTCCTTTTCAGCCTGGATGTCAGCAGCTGTGCGTCCGATGAAGGTGAGGTTGTCGAGCATTTCCACGTCGAGGATATGGAATGATGACGCATGTTCACCAAAAACCTCTTCTGTGGCACCCTCGGTATAGTCGGTGGCGAGGTCGATAGCCTGGCGCATAGACTCAGCACGGCAGATGACCACGCCCATCTTAGAGCCGGAAGACTTCATGGTGACTTTGACATGTACGAGACGGTAGAACTGGCGCAGTTCCTCGGCACGTCCTGGTGTGTTGGTCACAACAATCTCCGTGATACCATACTCCTCGATGTCTTTAACCATCTTAGAGTCCACTGCCTCGTCACGGTCGAAGAGGATCTGATTACGTTCGATACTGACGATTTCCTGCGTATCTTCATCCACAAAATCCTCATTCCATTTTTTACAGACACGTTCTGCGAGGAACATGCCGATGCCGTCCTTTGGTGCGACGGTCTTTTTCAGGTAGTCTTTTCTGAGCATAACTTTTTTATTTAGGACCAGCGGAAAAACGCTGGGCACGGTTACTGTTTAGACGGGTCACGATGACAGAATGCCTCACACCACATACGGCGGTTGACTGTTTCGCCCGTTGTGGGACAGAAGTAGCCACGAGGTGTTTTCTGCTGACTGTTAGCACAAGTGGTGCAGTTAGTTTCTTCGGACCATCCTTTGATGATTGTTTCATTCAAAGAGGCGAATGCCCTGCCCAAATCGGCGACAGCCTTCATAGCCCCTGTGATTGGTTTCTCGCTGTCAGAACCAGCGAGCACAGTGTGCATCTGCAGGAAGTCGGCCACGGCCTTTTCGAGTCGTGCGCCTCTGGATGCGTCGTGGTCTTTCATCAGATAGATAGCCTTGCAGAAGATGGCGAGTACCATGCAATCGACGAAGACCTGGAAGCGATAGGGGCAAATGGAAAACAACGGTTGCAGCCAGCCAAACATTGTGGTAGGATTGACTGGCTTAAAGCCCATACACTGAACAATTAAAGGCTGCTTCCTCGAAGCGCTCTTTATAGTCGGTAGTGCCAGTGATAGGGCCTGAGAGATAAATGCGGGGACGTTTCATATATTTATCACACTATTTTAATACCTAAATCACATTGGCCTGTAAAGATACTGTTGACGCTGTTGTGCGAACATTCGGAACACATGGCACCATCGTCGTCAGGGAATGGGCAACCAAGGGAAGCAAGGTCTTTTCGCTGAATGCCGGCATAAGGGTCAAAACCTTTGCTATTGATACAATGCTGAGTAGCGGGATCGTCAGCGATTTCTTTGTCAGCACAGTGTGAGCACAGTTCGTGCGTATCATCGACCCACCAGCAATTACCATGTGTCGGGTTGTGACAGGGGTCGGTGTCTGTGCATCCGCATATTTTACATACTCCGTATGGCATATTTTATCGATTTAGAATTAGATATTTACCTTGTATCGAGGATTGGCACAGGCGAGCGTCTGCTTCATAGCCGAAGGCGACGAGGACAGAACCGAAGAATGGGGAGCCGGTGGTGCCGTCTGGCTGAATAAACTTGATGCGATGGCGCATGAAGATCATGGACTTCGCCTTTGGAAAGATGACCTCCTGAAAGAGCAGGTTATCGACCTGGTTCTTCAGTAAGGCGATACCATTGTTATGCTCTGCCAACTTCTCAACGAATGGACGCAGCAGCGGACGGCTATATGGCGGGTTCATAAAGACCAGTGCCGAGGAAGGCCATTCCTGAGCAAGCCCGTTTTGCTCCTTATTATACGATAGTGGCGCTATCTGATAGGGGGGGGTAATTGGCGAACATGGGTCCAAATCAAATGGCCCCAACTCATCGATAACCCACTTTGGTGTGTACCACTCGTCGGAGCTGACTACGGGATTGCGCTGTGTCTGGTTCATTATTCATCTTGAATTATACAGTGTGAAAGTTTCAGGAATAAAGTTGCAAAAGACCACCTGTTTTTTGTCATCACAGCCACCATAGAAAGGACAATCTTTCTCCATCCATGAACCGACATGAACTAAGGTCGGGCCAAGTTTGCAGTTGTCGCAAGTTGCTTTCATTCCATGTGGGCATGGTGTCTTACTGCTTTGAGATTTCAGTTTATACTTTATCTCCTCCATTCTCTTTTACTTCATCAGGATTGTAGGGTTGGCCACAGAAAGGGCAATACTTCGGATAGAGGTTAATGTCCTTTGGGTTCTTAGCACGAGAGCCATCCCTTTTGTTAGGATAGTAATAACCAGTAACGACCATACGAGCGGTGCCGTCACTCATCAGCGCATAATTAGCCAGAGCGGAGTCATTGAATTTCTCCTTCAGTTGCTTATTCCAGTTGTTAATACAATTACATGCCATAATTTTTGCGTAAAAATTTGTCTAAGGATGCGAGAGAATTTTCTATTATAATGATAACGATAGCCAATGCACCAAAAAGACTGATGAAAGGAAGACAGGCAATCATCCAATCTCTCATATATGAAGAATGGAGGCGCTGACCATTTTTAACCAGGCGAGAGATCTTCACAAACTGGAATACTGATACTATAAGCATCGGTATCAAACAGCTGTAGAAGAGAATATCAAAAAACAAATCTTTCGTCATTTTTACTTAGGAGTTTGAAGGTGTAGGCCACGACGGGAGGGTTGCTTTCCCAGGTGCCTTTGCCACAGATACTGTTGAACATGTCGGCGAATGCTTCGCGGGGGTTGCAATGGACGTGGTGGAAGATATGGACGTGGTACTTACCGTTAGCGAGACGCTTACGTTTGATGTCTATCCAGGTATAGTCGCCCTCTTCGCCAGTTTCGAGGTTCCGGCATGGCACGTCACCATGAACGATACCCTCACGCATAATGTCAGCATCAGATATATCCTGAAGGAGTTGGTTTCGCTTCTCGATGATTTCTATACGATGCTGCATCAGTTCTGGACGCACGTAGAGTTTGTTTTCCCAACCAGGATGACGGGTAAGGTCTTCACAATCGAGTTCACGTTTTAGGCGATTGAGGTAGGCTTGTTTCTCTACATCAGGAAGACCGCGATAGATGAAACCGTAGGCTTCGGAAATAGCCAGGACTTCGCCCACGTCATACTGGCGATCGGTAGTCAGTCGGCGTGTGTTATCCTTCAGTCCCTCGATGATAAGTTGGGTGAGAGCCTGACGGAAACGGATAGAGCGTAACTTATTCATTGCTTTATCTTTTGCAAACGTTCGTCGATAAATTCGAGGTCATCATCATGGTAGGTCATACCATTCTCGGTGTTGTGCCACATGTTATAGTATGTGGTGTGGAAGAAGTCGATGGGGTGATCATCAACCAGCACTTCCTCGTCGGTGTCAATAACACGAGCACGGATCTTAGGCCAGTCCTTTTTATGTGCCATGCGACGCATCCAGTCTTCGTGCTTCTGACGAATGGACTCAGGGTTACGCCACTTACATTCATCGCAGAGGTAATGACCCATGCCGTCGCATGAGCCTTCCGGCGTACCTTTTTCGTAATCGTCACAGTCGAAGTCATCGGCAGGCGATGCCAGTACCCGCTGGTTATCTTTGCCAAAAGAGGGCTGCTGAGTAATCATCACCTTGGGAGCCAGTTTGCTCATACCCTGCATGAATGCGGTCATTACGGGCATAGGGCATGGTTCGTTAGACATCCGTCGGATGTTGACCATAGCAAGGCTTTTGCCTTCGTCCTCTGTCACAAGGTCGAGCGCTATATAGACGCGATAGTTTTTCTTGTTTGCCATTGTTAATTCTTTAATATGAGCCGGAGAGCGAAAAGTGCATTGCCGGCATCGCCCACACGGACTACTTCGTTATATACTCGTTCAAGACTGCGAGGGTTGACCTCTTTAAACTTGTTCATTTCAGGCACCGTCAGTTTGTGACCGGCAATCGTAGCAATTTTGAAGATCATGGCGGTGCGGCTGAGACCGTTGCCTGCAAAGGGTGATTTTGCCCCCCCCCCTGTTGCCTGGATGTTGAAAATATATTCATGTGATTTTGAGGTTTAAAGGTCGCAATAGAATCGCGACATACAAGAAACGGGACATTATTCGGCGGGAATTACATTGGTGATATCGTAGGCTTCACCACCTTTGCCGAAATCAACAGAGACACAACGGTCAGGACCACACCAGAAAACGCCTGTATCGGCGAGAGTGCCACGTTGTTTGCCAACCATGACCTTTTGACCTTTGCTTAACTTGCCGAACCATCGCTGTTGGAGAGTTTTACTCCAAATAACTTCGAGGCGTTTACCGCTATGATCATAGTGTACTGCCATGCCACCGAAGGTTGGTTCAAGTGCTTCTACCTTTTCGACGATCTGACGTTTAGAAAGGACCACATCAAAGTCCAATTTTGCCAGTAGTGCATCTGGCAGTTTTTTACGAATTGCTGTTATAGGTTCCATATTAAAATAATGTTTGTTGTGATAATTCTATTTTGATATTCTTCTCAGCCATTGCGAAATACTCTGGATGAAGTTCAAAGCCTATATAATGAATTTTCTCCTTGATAGCTGCTATGGCTGTTGTTCCACTGCCTATGAAAGGGTCGAGAATTACCCCCCCCTGTGGCACGAAATAGTGTATGAGCGTCTGAGGTAAAAGAAGCGGGAATGCTGCCCGATGCTTACCTTTGTGGTTCTTTCCAATTCTCAATACATTGGAAAGTTTACCACGTTCAGCGTTCAACAGAGGGAACTGGCGGCCTTTACAGTCGTGCTTATCGAAAGCAATGATAAATTCATACTCACAGTTGAGCACTCCTGAGTGCATGGCCGGTTCAGACGATTTCTTATCCCAGATAAGGATATCACGGATGCGGTCAGCGAAGTGGCCAAAGATTTTCATCAGAGCCACCTTATTACCTGTTATCATCATTATGTTATAGAAGACAGGTCCTTTGCTGACACGTAACATTTCGTCGATACACTGACATTGCCAGTTGAAATAGTCATCCATTGACAGCGCATCATTCACACGGTTGTCGTAACGATTGGCCGGAAGACCTGTATATCCAAACGTTTCTCCTTTCGTCCATTTGGTATATTTACCAGAATGAATGCGTAGGCCGAAGTTATAAGGCGGTGAAGTGATAACAGCATCTACGCTGTTATCCTCCATCTGCCTCATACCTTCGAGACAATCCATGTTATATATGGTGTCAATGTTCATCATATTACTTCTGCTCTTCAGGAATTGGTTTGAAGACCAAAGCCGACCATAGCGCAGCGAATTGGCGACCAGCGTATTTCGCGAGTTCGCTCGATTTGAAGGCCAGGCGAGCGCCGATGCTCGAGTTCGAGCGCGAGAAACCGTTATTCGAGTCCGCAACCGAAAGACCGCATAGCGCACCGCTATTCGCGTTACCCCCGACGAACAGCAGCTGTGCCTTATCATCCTCACTCATTTCGTCTATCTCCTTCTGGGTATAGAGGTAGAAGTAAGGATAGTAGCGATATTCATCCTCTGTGAACTGTGGCACCCATCCTTCATTGAGGGCATAGGTGATGATGCGCAGTTGGATGTAAGCAAGCAGGTCGGGTGTACGTGGCGAGTTAAACTGGAGGTCGGTCATCAGATCGTTAGCCAGTTTGTCGCCAGCCTGAGCACGACGATTGAGGTCATCGCAAGCATCCTCAAAGGTCTTGATGCGTTCTGTGACTGGGCGAGGGTCGGGGACGTACTCTGACTGCTGGTTATTATCAGCATCCACGAGCGTTAAAACCGTAACGCCATTAAGTTCTTTCCATTCGGCTTTCTTACCATCAGGAACAGTAACCTTGATTTCTCCCATAACGATTACTTATTAGGATCAACAATTTCCCAGTCATCAGAAAGCATATCCGTCTGAGAGGCGAGCCAACCATTCACTACAGAACCATCAGCAGCCTTCATACAGATATATTCACGGAAGAGGACACGTCCATCCTCAGAGGGGTGGTTTTTCAGCCATTCTTTATAATTGAATGGTGCCGACTTCATCGTATCGATGACAAACTTATCATCCAGACTATCAAAAGGACGCATAAAGAGGAACATGCCCTTACCATTCCATCCTTTACGTGCCACGAGCTTACCATGGCGCAAAGAGCCGATAGCCTGGCCAAAGGTTCCCGTACAATCCTCCTGCAGTTCAGAGGCAACCATACAACCAGTAACGAAACATGTTTCCATATCGCCCTGGTTATACACTTCTTTTTTCTCAATCTGGCCGAGATACTTAGCGGCCTGAACATCAAAATTCATTTGTTCTTTTTCCATATTACTTTGGGTTATTAGACCCAGCCGAGAACGGCTGGGCACGGTGGTTAATCTTTTGTCTCGGCGACGGAATCACCGAGCACTGGGTTACATAAATCTGGGCATATAGACCATTCACGGCAGAAACGGCGGATAGACTCTTTCCAGAGGATGCGGAAGTTGTGCTCTTTGGAGAGACGCTGCACTTCACGGATGAAGCGCTCGCACTGGGCGGAGTCATAGCGTTTCTTGCTATAGGGAGAGAGTAGGCCAATGCGGAACTCCTGACAGTCGGAGGCTATGGTGCGGATGATTGCCAGTGAGGAAACGAAGTCGATGACCGGCTCCATACTTGCAAAGGTGCGGAACTGCATCTTTGAGAGGTAGATAAGTGCTGTCTGACGCGATACGTTAGCTGGAGCGCCAGGTTCGAGTTCGTCGTGGCCGGTAAGTGTAAATCCGATGGTGAGCAATTCACGATGAGCATAGAGAGCGCCAATCACCCAGTCTTCGCGTACCCACCATGTAGCTTTGGTGAGGATGATGACAGGCACCTGTTGGCTGAAGGCATATTCAATGCAACGCAGGGTAAGGTTGATTTCCTCACGCAGCATCGGGTCTGTTGAGAAAGAAAAGAACAGCCCGCCATCGGTGATGATCTGATTGCGATATTTGTCGAGTTCTTGGCAGAAAAGATGATACGCTTTCTTAGGATCACCACCGAGTAGGGCCTTAATCTCTGGCACATCCTTACCGAGAGTATGGCCAAACACACCACGCTTACAGTAGCAGTAGGTACAGGAATGAGAGCAGCCGTTGTAGAGGTTGCAAGCCCATGTGCTGTATTCTGCAGCAGCACCGTTAGGGCGGTAGATGGCGAGGTTCTTTGTCTTGCTCATAGTCTATTTATCATAACAGTTATTTTGTTACGTTGTTTCCTTTGCTTTTTCGCAGACGAAAATCAGTGCTTGTTTGAGGACACCTGTTGCTGTTTCCCACTGACGTTGCAGTGCGTTGATGGCCACTTTCTTCTCGTGTTTGAGGTCATAGATTTTCTTCTGCGTATTGATGTCATTGAGTTGCATCTGATGATCGAGGTTGTGCATTTCCTGACGCAGTGCCAATGCTTTTTCGCGCTCATCGGGTGTGCCACCAGAGGGCAGTTGTGACCGTTTGAGGTCGATAAGACAGATGATGCGGTTGCGTTCTACCTGCTGTTCGGTACGGACGTTGAACACGTCATTGTCGCACTTGGTGCGGATCTGCATGATAGCTTCATCACGGTAGGTATTGACTTTACCAAACCATGCTCGTACTTCTTCCTCGGAGAGCTGTTTCAGGTCTTCCAGGGGGGGGGTAATTTACGAATTTTTGTTCCATTGTTGTAGATATTAAGAAATTGATACTATTATAACCCAGCCGAGAGCGGCTGAGAATGCTATACGAGCGTAGTTGCTTCACCTGCATAGATGCGCATAGCCGGAAGGATGGCATCGTGGATGAGTTGAGCAGCGATGTGGGCATTAGGATGCGGTTTGCCAGTCTCTCCAGTGAGACGGAGACGCATGATATTACGCCACTCGAAGACGTTGTAGGTGTAGGCGACGCGTGTTCCAGCGTCGAGTACCAAGAATCCTCGTGCATCCTGAGCAGGAAGACCGAGTAAGAGCGCGAGTTTATAAGCCCATTCGCTACACTTCCACATGACACGGGCCAACAGTCGCTTAGACCAATGGGCGCACTGGAACCAATGAGGCAGACAGATGGTGATGCCACCCTTTTTGCCAAAGTTGACATAGCGGGTAGATTGTTCTGCGATGTTGTTAGGCGATGTGCGGTTTAGTTCGCGGCTGGTAGATATCTGCGTGGTAACACAAACCGTATAACGCACCAGGTTCATAGCTGCTGGGAAATTATCAGACGTAGCGTGACCGATGAACTGCTGGAGTGTCACCTCGTAGGGACGCAGCATTTCTTCGATGCTGGGACTATCCATGAGATACTGGATGTTGGTGCTGATGTAATAGCAGCGTGTCTTTGCCTTTTTATCCTTATGGTAACGGATGCCTACATAGGGTGTGTTTGTGAGGACCGTAAAGAGCCAAAGCGGTGGTTGAGAGGACGCTTTCTTACCACCCTTGCTGGGTGTAGCGTTAGTCAGTTCTGAAGGAACGACATCAGGAATAATGAAGTAGCGTGATCCATGTCGGAACATCGACAGGTGGTTACGTTTCTTCAACATTTCACAGAACTCTTCTGCGGTTTTCTTGCCGCCTTCAGAGGCATAGCAGAGACGGGCAGCCCGTGCTACCTGTTCGTGCCAGTCTTCAGGAGCCGGCCAAAGTTCGACTGATGGTTTGATGAGATACATATTTTATTTATCTGAGAGTTATGCCCACTTCCTTACACCTGGCAAAGAAATAGTTGATGGTGATGGTTGTGGGATTGTTATTGTAATCGAATTTGCGCTGACAGTCTGTAGCGTTGTACTTCTGACTGATGACAGATACACGATGAAAGAACTTGCTACCCCATGGTTCTGGGAGCGTAGCCAAAGACATGCCGATACGAATCCACACATCGTAGTCGTTGGTGATATCGGTGTGCGTGAGTTCCAGTTTCTGCACCAGGCGCTCCACCTTTGTAATCAGTTCGTCATCGGTCTCGATGCGCTGGGTATATACGACTGCCTTGGGAGCCAACATCTGTTCGCCAAGGTCCACCCCTGAATAGGGAATGGCGTTGGCGTTGATGTATGGCTTATCGTCGTAGGATGCGAAACGGATGCGTGTTACATCGGCACACTTACGATCGAGTGTGATGCCCAGGGCACCATATTCACGGATGAGCGCTGCAAACTGTTGACGGTGGTACTGAGGGTATGCCAGCGGTATGAGTGCGAAGTAGCCCGTTCCTGAGCATGACTTCATCAGTAGTGCCACCTCTGGTCGATGGCGGAGAGTGCGCAGGATGACCTTCATATCAGCGAGTGACTGGTTATCCTGATGATCAATATCTATACAGAGGAAGCCGGTGTGTTGCTGCAGATGAGCCTGGCGGCGCGACACATTCTCATAGCGCTGGTATTTCTCATTCCACACCTCGCGCAGTTCAAAGAGGCCGGACAGCGTTGCTCCTGGGAGGAGCGTTTTCGTCTGGCGGTAATCATCCCGTGCCTTTGCCTCTTTCTCTCCATACTGAGCCACCATAGCCCGCAGCTGTTCTACTACGGGTTTCCAGCGCTCCGTCAGACAGAACTCGCGAATTGTCATCTGCTGGATGATTTCGCCAGTTTCCATGTCAACAAAGCGCCCATAGTTGTCGTGGGCATCGGTATAAACAGAACAGAGAACGTCGAACGGATCAGTCATAGCTTATTTATTATTATAATAGCGATGGGTAGCAGCCCAGAACCATTCGACCGTGATATTGAGGAACCAGGCTCCGAATAAGCCTGTACCAATGAGCCAGAATGATCTGAAGAACATGAGTGAGAGTCCGAATGCGGTAGCCGTCAACAACAACTGTACGCAGAACTCGATGCGATAGTCTTTACCGAAGTAGCTATGTCGCCAGCGCCATTCCTTCTCGTTGGACGGGTCCTTAGCGAACTGGACGGTAACAAGACCAACTGTTGAGAATGCCCCCATGAGGAAGCCGACCAAGAAAGCCCAACCAGCGATGAGCGGGTGTTGCCACTGGCAGATGCCTATGATAGCGGCGATGAATACCCAGTTGAGTAGAATAAGATAGGTTTTCATATAAACTGAGATTATATTTGTTATTTTGCCGCAAAATTAAAGATAAACTTTGATTTTACAAAATAAAATACCAATTATTTTCTAATTTGATATAAGTTTTAACATTTTCGAGGGAGATTTTTCCCTGAATGGGGAGATTTTCTTCCTTGAACTTTCAAAATAACTTTTTGCAGCCCCATCCATCGGAACATGCAAGGTGAAAATTCTGGGTAAAAGTTGTGGAGAGTTGGAAAAAGTTATCAAAAAGACGTTTTTGTTTTCGTGTAAGTCGTTGATAGTCATTACATTATCATAGTAAAAAGTTATTTTTACCCATTTCTCTACAAACTTTAGCGCATACAGGAGAAAAATAGAAATTCAGAAATTACACTGAAAAGTAGCAAAACGCACCGCTTAACTGCTCACCCCGTTCCCCCACAACTCGTTGATACTCAAAGGAGAAAGCGGAGCTTTCGCTTTATTGCTCAATACCTTTTAGGGTACGGGATTTTATTATTTCTCCAAAAGAATTTTTCGCAAAATTAGGATGAGGTATGCCAAAATAACGTCATTTTTACTTTTTGGAGGGTAAAAATGAGGGAGAGGTGCGGTAAATAGGGGAAAGAGAGGGAGAAAGATGCCATCCTTGAAATTACTTTTGCCGTCACTGAGGGGCGCGGGGTAGATAGATATGCCCAGCCGAGAACGGCTGGGAGTGGTGGAGGAGTCCTGGTCGCTATGACATAGCGACATGCAGAACGGGAGCGGGAAAATAATTAGAAAATAGTGGCGAAAAAGTTTGGTGATGTCGCGGAAAATGATTACCTTTGCACCATGTATTAAATTGGGGTAATATGCGCCTATTTGCGCTATATAGAGGACAGCGGCGTTGCCGCTGTGAATGATACCACCGTAGGTGCCCCAGCCAATGACACTGACGCTGACACAGCGCCTTGCGGCGCTGGATATTACCGATGAGCGCGGAGGTGGCGATTGTATCGCCACACAATAGACGAAGACAGATAGAGACCCAGCCGATAACGGCTGGGCTTTTTGATTAGTAACGAGCGATGGAGAGGATGATAGAAAGGCGGTGGCCGTGCTTCACAGCACAGCCACCGAATGAAGACATTACCGACAGAGCGGTAGTACAAGAATAGTTAGCGAAGCCCAGCGGAGAGGCGCTGGGCACGGTGATTAGCCAGCGCGAGAGATTACCAGGCTACTGTTGGTGCCACCGAAACCGAAGGCGTTGCAGAGAACGGTGGTTAGCGTGGTGACGGTGGGCGCTGTTGGAATGCGTAGCGTAGCTGCTGCTGGGTCGATGGTGCAGAGGTTGATGTTTGGTGCTATGAAACCACCTTGCATCTGTATGAGCGCATAGACGATCTGAGAGACACCCGACATCCAGCACTCGTGACCTGTGAGCGCCTTGGTGCTGATGACGAAAGGATGAGAAAGACCATTATCAAGACAGAAGCGGTGGATGGCTTCTGCCTCGGCACGGTCGCCATCGGGCGTGGAGGTGGCGTGAGCCATGATAGCGGAGATACCAGGACCCAGCGGAGAACCGCTGGGCACAGTGGCGGCAGACAGGGCGGCGGTCATGGACTGGTAAATAGCATCGGCAGAGGGAGAAACGAGGTCGGGACTGGTAGAGAAGCCGTAGCCATCGACCGTGGCCAAGGGTTTTCTGTTTCCCATAGCGGCATGTCCGGCTGTTTCGAGGATAACGCAGGCAGCGCCACCAGAGGGAACGAGGCCGTCACGCTCTGTGTCAAACGGACGTGAGGCAGCTGCTGGGTTGTCGGTACGCTTGCTGAAGAGACCGAGTGCATCAAAGGATGTATAGGCATGTAGTCCTACCTCCTGAGCGCCTACCACAATGCAGCAGTCCAGTTGACCGGACTGAATGAGCGAATGAGCGAGACCGATAGCGTGGCCACCACCGGCACAGGCAGCAGAGACGGAGAGTGTGAGTCCACCGATGCCAAAGATGGAAGCCAGCGACATAGATACTGAGCTATTGAGGGTGCGGAACACCATGCCGGCACCCAGTCGTCGGCTGTCATGGTATTCCGCCATGATAGCCTCTGTCTCAGCAAGAGCGCCAGCGGTGCTGTCATTGCTAACGATAAGGCCACAGCGATAGAGGTCGCTGACGGGAGCCATCGCCAGCGCCTCTTTCATGGCCATGTAGCCATATTCGCCAGGTTCGGAGAGTGTGATGCGCTGAGAGCGTCGCAATCCCTGAGCCTTGATGTCGGGACGCGGCACGATGCCGGTAAGCGGCGACTGGTAGCCGTAGGCTGTGCGTTCAGGATCGATACCGATGCCACTCTTGCCGAGACGCAGGGACTGTTCGACCTCCTGAACGGACTGACCGATGCAGGACCAAATGCCTATGCCCGTGATTACTGTGCGTCGCATAGGCTGGGCTTTACTTCGATGATAGAGCGGATGAGGTCGCGCAGAGTGTGCGTGTTCTTCGCATCTGTCATGTCGAGTTTAATGTTGAAGTTCGTTTCACACATCATAATGAAGTCCACGATGTCGATAGAATCGAGATTGAGGTCTTCATGCAGATTGTCGTCGAGGTGGATGTCCTCGGCTGCAGGCATGTTGTCGAAGTGGGCGGTGAGGAGCGCCACGATACGAGCGAAAAGTTTTTCTTCCATAATTTGATGAATTGATAATTTAATGAATTGATGAATTTATGAGAACCCAGCCGAGAACGACTGGGCACGGTGACTAACCTTTCCAGAGACGGTCGCCGGAGTTACGACGCATGAAATTAGCGCCATCCTGCGACTCCTGAGCGATGCCACCACGTCCGTACTTGTTGACATGGAGGCCGTTGCGCTTGATAGACAGCATAACCGCTGTAAACTCAGAGAGAGAAGAGCGGAGTCCGTCGATATCCTCTTTGGTGAGAGTACCTTCACCCGATGGAGATCCATCGGGCACGGTGGCGAAGTCGGAGAGGTTGCCTTCGTCATAGGTGCGATAGGCATGGCCATTTGAGTAGTTCTTATCAAACTTCACGATAGCCGCGAGGAGGTCTGGACGTGCCATCTGCATGGCTGCTGTTGTCTCGCGTCCAATCACCATTTCAGGACCACGTTCGCCAACCAATGACGGTTGACCGTTGACCATGGTGGCGATAGGTGACGTTACGAGACCCGTCTGCAGTTGTGGCACCTGGCGAGCCTGATAGACATAGCCATCAGAACCGAGGACAGGCGTTCTATCCCCGCCGGCAGCACCAGCGGGCGCACCACTACCACCAGGAGAGGCGGAGGGCGCATAGCCGGAGGGAGAAGCAACGGGAGAACCGTTGCCCACACTCTGCACGTTACCGCTGTCATACGTCAGCATACCTGTGGCGAGTTTGACGTTAGGCGTAGCATCCGATGCACTGGCACCGCTATCATCGCCACCGAAAGCCAATCCGATAGCCCAAGATAACAGTCCCATCAAGAGTGCCGTAATCACACCAATCAGCGGAATACCCCAGAAGCCCAGGGTGCCGATGATCTTAGCTGCACCACCGGCAATACCGAGGCCCACCTTACCAGTGGTAGCACCCGCCTCTGCTGACAGTTCGGTAGCATTCGATGTGGCGTGTTGAGTAAGACGTGCTGCATCGCCAGTAGTCTGAGCTGTCAACATCAGCGACTGGTAGAGCTGCTGTATTTGCAGCATGGTCTGCTGGTGCATTGTCTCATCCATTTCCTCCTGACGGTAGTAGAGTTGCTTGGTGACACGGCGTGTGAGGTCCTGGGCAATGAGTTGCAGCGACATCTTCACATACGACTTCAGCATGTCTTTCAACAAGTCTTTCATCTTGACATCCGACTGTTCGGTGTCGTAGATCATGTTACCCAGCGACTCCCCTACCCCTTCGGCAAAGGTGTTCAGCGGTTCGGAGAAGTTCTGGAGCAGAGACACCCGCTCATGGAACTTACGAGCCACCTGGTCGGCCATGTTAGACTGAGCCTCCATCATCTGACGCTTTGCATCCGTCAGCTGTTGTTCGGAGATCTTATCCTGTTCACGCAGACGCGCCATATCCTCATAGTAGAGACGGGCACGTTCAGCCAGCAGGCGATAGCGCAGAATTTCGGGGTCAGAATCGATGTTCCAGGACATACCCATCTGCTGTCCGATGTTCTTATCAGACTCGAAGCGCTGCTGGTCGCTGTTGATGGTTGACAGCTGCTGTGTTGACTGGTCGATACTCTGAATGGTAGGATTGTTATTGAAGATGAAATCCGCCCGACGTTTTGCCTCGTCGTAGGCTTTCTTCTGAGCATCAGTATAGGCATCAGAGTATTCGATGAGTTTCTGGTAGAACACCTTGAACTGGTCGGCAGACATATCGAGCAGTGACGAGAGGCCCGTGCCGGCGAGATAAGACTTGTAATCCTTACCGAAGAGGATAGTGAGCACCTTATCAGGTGCATCCTCACTGTTGGCATCGACAGAGAGCAGGTCAACGACATTCTTACGGGCCGATGCAAACGCCTTTTGCCACTGTTCGGTACGGTCATCGAGAAACTGTTGGATAGCCTCGTTGTTACCCTTCTGCGACCACCCCATCATCTGAGCAATCTGTTCAGAGGTCAGTTCGGCGACACCAAACTGTTCCATCTGGTTCTCGTAGTCGAGGTTTACCTTGCCCGTATAGTTCTTTTCCAGAAGCACCTTCTGACGCTCCTGGTATGCCTTATTATCCTGTTTAGCATTCGCCAACTGATTTTCGGTAGCCTTACGCCATATCTGATCGAGAAGCACAGAGCCATTCTGTCCCAGTTCTTTCGAGAGTACCGTAATCATTTCCTTCAGTTTATCGATATCATTATGGATGATGTTATCGAGCAACTGTGTGGACTGGTTAGTACCATCCTCAGACAGCGGTTCGTAGAGGTCATTTATCATCGACTGGCGGAAGTCAGCCCAATCGTTCTCAGTGCCAGCGATAGCCTGACGGACATTAGCCAGTGCATTATTCATTCGGACGGTCATACCATCGACGAGTTTCTTCTGGAGTTCAGAATCCATGCCCGTCTTTGTAGCCATTTCCGTAATGGCAGCAATCTGACGCTCGTAGTAGTTCTTGACATTATCGACGATAGCCTGAGCCTTAGCCTGTTCCTCCTTCATTTCCGCACGGAGCGCCTTGCGTCGAGCCGCTTCCTCAGCCTTGCGACGCTTCTCAGCTTCCTTATCGGGTGCATCGTTGTCGAGGGTGCCAGGAGTCTCATCAGTGACCGTCGATAGGTCCTCCTCAAACGGCTTCCACTTCTTATTGACGCGGTTCATGGCATTGGTAGCCGAGTAAGCCTGCGAAGCATAACGGGTGGCAGCATAAAGCATCTGTTCAGCCTGGGTAAGGGCGCGGGTGTTGTTGGCACGGATCTCGTTTGGTGTGAGTGTGCTTTCAAGGCCGCTGTTCATTCGCATGTCACGAGCATAGCCATGCACATCGAACCATTCCGTCGGTGACTTGCTGGAACGAGACTTGTAAGCATCAGCGGCTATTTCGCCATTGACACCCAGTTTTCTTGCCAGGTCTTTGTTGATTTCTTCGACAGACTTGCCGGCTTTCTGCATATCATCGACATAGCCTTTGAGCCATGTGCCGTTGTAGGCAGAGCCACCTGCCACGTTGTCGTATTCTGTGAGGCGGTCGGCAGACCATCCGACACGAGGAGCCACCTGAGAGGTAATATCCTTTTCCTTCATCTGAAGGGCGATCTTCGCACGGAGTTGCTTCACCACCTCCTTATAGGCTTTGGCGATATCAGCAGCCGTAGATTTCTCGGTGAGCATCTTCGAGAGATACTGGCCATACTCCTTGTTGAAATTACGGATGGCTGCTGCACGTTGACGTGAGCCGTTGGCCGCTTCGTCGATAGCCTTTTTAAAGCGCTTCAGGCGGTCGTCAGCAATAGCAAACTCACGGTTGAAGTCGGACATGGTGCTATTGAAGCCCTGCATCCACGTTGTTGCCTCGTTGCCTTTCTTGATGACAGAAGCGATGGCGATAGCGAGGCCCGTGAGAAGAGAGATACAGAGGCCGATGACGTTCATCTTCTGGGCCGTATTCAGGGCGTGCCATGCAGCCACCAATCCCTTTGTCTGCAGGGTGGCGAGTACCGCATTCTTACCCATGAGTCCGATAGACGATGCGAGGCCGATGATAGCGACAGAGGCACCCTTGAAGAGCAAACCTGTGAGGATTGCCGGCAGGAGTGCGAGGAGTATCTTCAATTCAGCAGCAATCAGTCCGAGGAGATTTTTCATTATCCACATGGAAGCCTCGTTGGAAGTCATGGACTTTGAGAGGTCGTACCATGCCTGAGCCATCTGCTTGACCATATCCACCCCTTCAGGGTTGGTGAAAGCCTTTGCCCAGAGGTTGTAACCCTTTTCGAGAATGGCATTGGCTGTGTCCTGTTTCAGAGCATACTCATTGGTAAGAGACGTGGCTTCCTCAAAGGCGACGTTAGACTCTTCGACATGAGCACGGACGGTATCGACATTCTTAGACATGGTAGCCATGACACCTATCAGGCGCTGTCCCTCAGAACCGAGGTCTTTCCAGATGTTGCTGAGGGCATTCATATTACCCTTTTCGCGCATCTTCTCCATGATCTGAAGAATAGCCTCCATCGCCTTACCCTGTGAGAAGAGGTTATTGATGGTGCCCTTTTCCATGTTCAGCTGCTGTTCAATCAGGTTGTGGTTGGTTTGCAGCGACGTAAAGAGTTTACCGAAAGCCGTGGCCGCGACTTCAGGAGCCTGCCCAAGTGCATCGGCAGCCGAGCCGAGTGCCAGTAGTTCCGGCGTTGTGATACCCGTGATACGCGAGAGACCTGTGAGGCGCTTCGCGAAGTCCACGATATGCGTTCCTGATGCCGTAGAAGTGGCCGAAAGCTGGTTGATGGATGAGCCGACAGCAAGCATGGAACGTTCGATACCCAGTTTGGGTATCAGTCCCATGGTATCGACGAGCTTAGAGATCTGCAAGAGGCTGTCATCGCCGAGATCATCAGACAGTGCTACCTTTACCTGGTCGGCAGCACGGACGAATGCGCTCATGCCTTCTACACCGTACTTTCCGAATCCCATCTTACCGCCTTGATAAGCGAGGTCGGCCAAATCCTGTACCGTAGAGCGCGTGTTGAGCGTTGCCAGGCTGTCAGATAGTTCGTTGACCTCCTTTGTGGCGAGACCCGTCACCTTGCGGATGTCGGCGAGTTGGTCAGAATAAGCCAGGTTGCTTTGCAGCATCCCCTGGAGTTTCTGCTGTGCGATAGAGAACAGTTGGAACACACCAAAGTACATGGAGATATTACGGAAGGTAGTCTTCCATGCAGACCCCTGCCTATTGATAGCCCCAGTGGTGCGTTCTATCTCGCCACGAATAGCGGCGAGTTGTTTTTGCTTATCGATATACTGCTGTTGGTCGCGGTTGAGCTTTGCCATTTCATTCTCCAACTGCTTTGCAGCCTTTTGGAGCGTTTCGAGTGGTGCTTTGCGGAGGTTGCCAGGCTTCAAGAGGTCCCCGATATTCACCAGTTCGTGATCGACACCATCAAGAATGTTTTTCAGCTGCTTCATCTGTTCGTTGAGTTTCTTACGAGCAGTATCATTCGTGCCGAGGTTGTCCAACTTCTTCTGTATCTCATCGATGGCAGCCTTTATCTCCTTTGGCGAGAATTTCTTTGGGTCGAGGATGATATTATCAGCCTTCTGCTGGAGTTGGTCGGTGGTCAGTTCAATCTGTTTCTCCTTACCCGCGATAGCATCCAGTTGGTCATCACACTTTTTCAGTTCGGCATTGATGCGCTCGATCTCAGTAGCCACATTACCCGATGCCGGCAGGATGCCACCCTTACCCAGTTGGTCACGATAAGACACCAGGTTAGCACGAGCGGTGCGGAGTGCATCGGCAGAAGCCCCACCATCGCTGATGGTAGAGACAGCACGACGCGCCTGTTCGTTTTGGAGCTGATGTAGGATGTTGACCTGTCCCTGATAGGCGCTACTCGTCTTCTGCGTGGACTCCACCAGCTGTTTCTGCTGATTGATAGCACGTTGCAGCCAGGAATCCGTCTGCGTGGAGAGTTCGCCCATGTGCTTTTTGATGTTAATCATTTCGCCATTCATCACCTTAATCTGGTCGGTAATAGCCTTGTATTTCTGGCGTAACTCTTCCAGTTTCGGGCTGGACTCACTGGTGCGCGAGATTTCCTTTTTCACCTGACGCAGTGCCTGGTTCAGTTGAGACAGCGACGCATTAGAGAGGTTGGTAATGACCTTCTCCACCTTTTTCATGTCAGCCTCCTGCTGTTTGATGAGCGCACGGAGGTCGGCCATTTCCTTTTGCAGTTTCTGAGCACGTTGTGCGCCAGTAGCTGTGGACGTGTTGATGGCATCATACGCCTTCTGCAAGCGCGACAGTTCGTTGCGCATGGCTTTTACGGCTGCTACTGGTTGTGCTGAATCTGCACTGATTTTGATGTATATCTGTTTATCGGCCATAATTGGTAGATATTAGAATTGGAACACGAGTGGTGGCAGATCTTCGATGTCACGGAACACCTCTACGGAGAGTTCGCGTCCGTAGAAGTCTTCGTAATAGCGCTGCATACGAGAGGCTACATGTCGAGCCTCCATCATTATCGATGGTCGGGCGCTTTCGCCCATGACGGCAATCCACTGGCGGACATAGCGGCGGTTATGGCGGGCCTTACGGTCACGGCGCACCACGTCGAGCGGTCGGCCACCGACGGTACCCATATCGACGAAACGCAGGTAGTCGCGGAAACCGAGGCTGATAGCTTCATGCCCAGGAGTGGCATCGATGCGGGAAGTAAAAGAGCGGGCACCTTTACCAGTGGCATACCAGGAGCCATGTCTGTGACGATACTCGTTGACCTGACGGAAGCCTGGGTAGATCTCCGTCGGGAACACATGCTGTGTCTGCATGTTCGCCTGAAGTGCTTGCACGGCATCCATCGCGAAGCGGCGCAGGACCACATTCGGGCGACGCATTGGTTTTTCGAGTTGTGCTGCCATTGTTCTTATTTTGCACAAAGATACGAAGAAGCGGCAGCGAGGACGGGACAAAAAGACCCAGCGGAGAGGCGCTGGGAGGAAAAGAAAAACCCAGCCGAGAACGGCTGGGAGTGGTGGCAGGGCGGGTTATAGGGAATATTCGATTAGGATGACGGTTTTAGGGTAGTGAGCAAGGGAGAGGATGTCTTCAGGAAGTTGCATACCATCGTAACGTGTGTTAATGGTGCAAGCGACACCAGAAGATGCTACATTGACAGGGAGGAAGTACCCCCCCCTAAACAGCCTTGGAGGTGCGGAGGAGGTTTGGGAGAGCTGGAGGACTGTCATAGTATGACAGCATACGGAACGATTTTTCTTATAGGTCATATTCAATAAATACACATTGGGATGTTTCGCCAGCCATCAAAGCAGAAGCGATGCGCCCATCATCCTTAACACGGGCACGGCGAAGTTTTGAAGTAGGATAAGCCATGTCGAAAATGCCATTAGGCAGACATTCGATATATCCGCTTTCGGTGGCCTGGCGGACTTGGAGCACGATTTGCCCCCCCTATTGGCGATAGCGAGGAACGGACGGCGCAGCTCGTAGTGATGAACGTTAGAACTCATATTCAATTAGGATATATGGAGTGGTGTTATACATGCCTGTTTCGGAATCTTTGCCAATGCCCCCCCCTGAAAACGAGGTTATGGTATTGCAGAATTGTTTGAGGTGGTACTTCGTTACATCACCACGAACAGAACCAGAACGAGTCCAACCGATGAAATTATATGTTATCATATTCTATCAACAGACAATGAGGACATTTATAATCAGTAGCACGAAGTGCCGGAGAGACAGAAAGCCATTTGCCCCCCCCTGACTTCCATTCCAGGGCATGAGATAATGGATGAACACCTATCTTATAAATCATATTCGATAATTACATTATTGACGTGAGCCGTAACGATGGTGGCAGCAGGATTGCGGAAATAATTACATACAAGCTCAGGTACCCCCCCCATCTTAGCATCCTGACGGAAGAAACGGAGGTCGCCATTAGGAAGCCAGTGAGCAGCGATGATGTCACGGCGAGAGAGGCCCAGCCGAGAACGGCTGGGAGTGGTGGCTACTGGAGGGACAGAGGCGATGCCTCTGTGTACGGGACTGTTAAAGGTCATACTCTATAAGGATTTTGGGTTTGTCTGTATCATGGCCATTGGGGGGGGGGGGGGGGGGGGGGGGGGGGGGGGGGGGGGGGGGGGGGGGGGG